GCGCTACTGATTTGATAAGTGGGGGCTCGGGTAATTCCGAGCCCCACTCCAAACCACGAAGGAGGAAAAATGGTTCAAGAAACACTGGACTTCTCCCCAAAGCCCGAAATAATTCACTGCCCTTGTTGTATCGCAAATAAGGCCGCTAGGAGGCCCGTAGAGGCGAATGTAGTTCGACTAGGTAAGAACAGTCCAAGGACTTCTAGGGATGCCGCTAAGGGCGCTTTACCCCGCTCCGGCACAAAACGCTCAAGAGTATTTGACCTCATCGCGGGCGCGGGCGAGCGCGGGCTATGTGACCACGAAATCGAATCACTGACCGGGTGGTTGCATCAATCGGCTTCATCGATTAGAAATAGCCTAATGAATGATGGATGGATTAAAGATTCAGGATTGCGTCGCAAGACACCTCAAGGAAATGGAGCGATTGCATGGGTGAAGGCATAACCACAATTAAGTTTCTAAAAGATTCGGAAGGCACTATTCTTGCGAAGATTAAAGAAGACCACAAAGGACGGGTTGTTGATGTGATTACCTATAACGACGCAGAAGAACAGCGTTGGGAAATCGTTGAAACAAAAACCCAATATGACGTATGGGGTAAAAAATGACTTTGCTTAATAAGTTTGTGCCGAAATGGATTTTTGAAATTTACCCTGTATGGCGTAATTACAGATGCCCGCATTGCTATGGAGTTTTTCAAGTCAGAGGCGTCACATCTGAAAATTATGAATGCTTTTGGTGTGAAGGCGTTTATATGGTGGAGCAAACAAGTGAACGAAAATGAATACGAAGGCTGGGCCAATTACGATAGTTGGAATGTGGCTCACTGGATAAAGTCAGACCCGCCATATTACGAAGCAATGGTGGAGTTTATGAAAGACTACGACGGCAAGGCCCCTTACAAAGACTTTATTACTAACTCCGGATTAAGTGTTCAAAAGACTAAAGATGGAGTTAAATGGTTCAATCATAAATTGGACTTTGGTGCATTAAATGATTTCATGTTTGAATTTAGCCCGAGAGGAAAACGCAGATGATGTTATGGATACTGGGAGTGTTTTGCGGATTTGTTGCAGGATGCTCATTAATGCTTTGGCTTAATTACATTGATTCAGTTAGAGCAATGAAATACAGAGATTTTACTGAAACTGGGGGATGTCCGGCATTTAGGGGGAATGATGATTAAGCAAGTTCAAATGGGTAAGAGATACATAATGGTCGGCGGTAACTGGAAAACTTTTTCTGTTGGTTTCACAATAGACAAGTATGGCCTTGCTATCAACCTAGGTTTTATATGGATTGCGCTTGAACTCTAATGCCCGTTAAATATCTATTAACAAACGGCAACAGAGAACTTAGAGCCGACGGCATATTTACATGGACCCTTCCCGCGCTCGCGGCTAAATTATCAACGGGTAAGAACATGCTCGTATGCCCTAGCGCTGGAGTGTGTGCTCAATTGTGCTACGCCCGGTCCGGCACTTATAACTTTTCTAATGTAAAGAAGGCTCACGTCCGAAATTTGGAATTAATTGTCAATGACCCGGAAGGCTGGAAGGCGGAACTGACAAACGAACTAAAAGCCAAAAGATATCAAGGCGGCAAATCAGTTCGAATCCACGATTCAGGGGATTTCTTCACAGAGCAGTATTTTCTTTTATGGTTAGATATCGCAAAAGAGAATCCTCATGTGTTTTTTTATGCTTACACAAAAGAAGTCGCTATGGTCAAGAAGCACGAACTCCCGGATAACTTCGTAATTATCTTTTCAATGGGCGGCACTCAAGACCATTTGGTAGATAAAGAGAAAGACCGTCACGCGGATGTCTTTCCATCTATTGAAGCGCTTGAAGAAGCCGGGTATTCAGACCAAGAGGCATCGGACCTCCTAGCGGCGACTTTACCTACGACCAAGATTGGCATTGTTGTAAATAACATCCCGCACCTCAAGAAAAAGCAAGGTCAAGAGACATTTGGGACGCTTCAGGCGGCATTAACCTAAGTTTAGACACGCCGAAAGACTAAACACGGGTATTGAGATTTGTGTTACCATTTATTTCCAAGGAGGTAAGGCTATGTCTATTTATTCAGCGACAGCACTACCGTCACTCGACTTACTTGGTGGCGTAGAAACTATTCAACGACTCTTAAAACCACACACAGAGATTGCAAAGATTGCATGGGACGAACAGAACTCCCGAACAGTTGCAGTTCTTAAAACTCAGGGTGAGCACAAAGCGCTTGAGGTGATTGCAGAATCAATGAAGGCATTTGATGCACCACTACTTGAATGCCGTTCACTTGCACACGCAGTTACACACGCAAAAGCCCTTGCTCATTCGAATAACGTTGTTGATTTCGAGGGTTTTGATTCACACGACCCGTATCGACTATAATTTTTGGTGTAAACTTTTTTACGTCCAAGTAACAGTCGTCTAAGCCATAGGCGGTTAGAAAGACCTTCAACCCGAAGGCATCTTAACCTTTACAAAAACCACGTTAGGTAAAGGCTAAGAAACTGCGTCGTTAGGTGAACGGTGAACATAAAAAAATATGAACACGTCATTGTTATTGGAATCGTATCCGCAATAATCGGAGCCGGAGTCGGCGGTTATTTAACTCCACATCCTGCAATTCCTGAAAAACCCATTGTTAAAAAAGTCGAACCGCAAGGTCTAACTCCATAAAGTGCTCGCAAACTTGCTCTTTCAAAGTTAGATGATTTCGGCTGGACAAAAAAACAGTGGACATGCCTCAATCAAATGTGGGGTAAAGAGTCGGCTTGGAATTACAAAGCCGCTTCTCCTACCAAGGACCACGGAATCCCTCAAAGACACATGAGCAAAGATACAAAGGCAGAGATACACGCCTTTCAATCTGACCCAGTGGCTCAAATTAATTGGGGGCTTGGCTATATCAAACATCGTTACGGCAGTCCCTGCGCGGCTTGGAAATTTTGGCAGGCCAATCGCTGGTATTGACCGGGGGCTAAGTTAGACTCCCATTATGACAACAATCGTGGCTATCCAATATGCGGATGGTGTCCTAATGGGGTCTGACAGCCTTGTAACGGCTGATAAAAAATACAGTCACCCAAAGATGTGCAAAGTAACTACATCCGGCCCTTATCTAATCGCCGGAAGTGGTGAAGTCGCCGCTTGCGATATCGTTCAACATATCTGGGAACCACCTATCCCAACTCTTGCAGACAAAAAAGACCTTTATCATTTTATGATTTCAGTTATTATCCCTTCCATGAAGAAATGCTTTAAAGAGAACGAATACAAATGGGATGCAGAAGATGACGAAACTAAATTTGCGTTTCTTATTGCTATCGAAGGCGAAGTTTTTGAGATTGCAGACGATTTATCTGTTTGCTTAGACGCCGCGGGATTCTATGGGATTGGTTCCGGGTCCTCTTTAGCACTTGGAGCATTAAAGGCTCAAGCAGAAATGCCTATTGCTTTACAGATAGCCGCCGATATTGACCCTTACACGGCGCCACCTTTTGTTTATCACACGCAAAAGAAACCGATTCTCAAGAAAAAGACTGTAAAATAATTTCATGGCTATTCCATTTGTAACTCACGATGTTGCTCGCGCTATCTATGAATACGCAGGAACAGATGGTCTTCCAGCGTTTGAAGACTTGCCCCCTACGGTTCAAATCTCTTATATCGAAGAAGCCGAAGCCGCGATTAAATCTGTTTGCAAGCATATTAATTTTCTATCAACTCAAGTTGAATATAGCGACAATCAACCAATCATTGTTGGAGTAATGCGAGCGGTTGCCGAGACACTAAAGCCGAATAATGTCTGATTCAAAAGTTTATCGTTGCAAGTGTGGCGAGTGGCTTTATGGTGATAATGAATGTAGCGTCTGCGACATCATAGATAAGACCCAAAAACGCAAAAAATCGAAGGACTGAAGTATCCTTAGTCTCAAGCAAGAGGGGTAGATGATGGACAACGAAGCGGACGATAAACTAGAAGCAGTTAACAAAGCCGTTCAGGACTTATCGACCCTTCTTGCCCCTAATGGTGCTTTATGCACTACATGGATTTTAGTTACCGAATGGGTGGACACAGACGGTAATTTCTGGTTTAGTTCTCACTCAGAACCAGACCAACCCGTTTGGCGCCAATCAGGAATGCTCGACCACGCGAAGTCATACATGATTCAAAAACATTACGAAGGTGTAATTAATGATGATGACAATTAGCGTGGAGATTATTTAATTGAATAAGGCCCCCAAATATCCAAAAACTGTTGGCTCGGAACCTTGTGCAACAACTGACCCTGAGATATGGTTTCCCGAACGCTCTAATCAATACTTGAAGGTCATGGCAATTGCTAAAAGTCTTTGTCAGACCTGTCCGATAATGTATGACTGCGCTCAATACGCAATTCACACAGATGTCGAAGGTGTATGGGGCGGAACAAATGACAAAGAACGTAAAGCGATTCAACAAGCAAAAAAGATTGAAGTCTTTCGATTCGTAAAGATGACATCTCAGATGCTTGACCAAATGGCCGCATCACGCGGAAACTGACGAAAGGCAGAAAATGTCAACCCAAGTAACGTTAATAGGAAATCTAGTATCAGACCCGGAACTAAAGTTCACACAGCAAGGCAAAGCACTTGCAAAATTTACAGTAGTAACAGCAGACCGATATAAAAACGCTGACGGCGTATGGGAAGACCGAAATACAACATTTTGGAATTGTGTTGCATGGGACCAACTTGCAGAACACGTTGCAGATTCACTTGCAAAGGGCGACAAAGCAATTGTCAATGGTAAGTCTTATCAGAAATCATGGGAAGATGAAAAGACCGGAGAGAAGCGCTCGCGCACTGAAGTCGAAGCAAAAGAAGTAGGCGCCGCATTAAGTCGCGCAACAGCCCGGATAACAAGATTGCAAAATAAATCGGCTGTAACTTCAACCGCACCAGTAAACAATGACCCTTGGGCGCAAACTCCGAAAGAAGCGGACCCTTGGAATACGCCATTTGCCAACTCGGAAGACATTCCACCGTTTTAAGAATTGAGTGAGTGTATGCTTATTCAATTATGGATGTATCTCACGAAACCTCAATCACGCCGCTCGTTGACTCGGCTATTAGACTAAACGAGGTTTATAAATCTTTACTAAAAGGCGGATTTACGGCAGACGAGGCATTATCCTTGATTGCTAAAATGACCAAGGCAACAGATTAGGAATTAAAATGGCAAAACCTGATTTAACAGAGTTAGGCACCTCCGGCTTACGCCGCTCGGGTGGCTTTGTCCATGAAGAATTTCTTAATCAACTTCGCGGTCGTAGAGGTTTCCTTGTCTATCGAGAGATGGCAGACAATGACCCGGTAATCGGCTCAATCCTGTATGCAATTGAAAAAGTAATTCTTCGCCTCGAATGGCGCATTGACCCATTTGACGATTCACCTGAAGCCGAAGAACTTAGAAACTTTATTGATGAGTGCATGGAAGACATGTCTGATTCATGGGACCAAACTCTTGCATCGATTCTTTCTATGCTTGTTTATGGTTTCTCTTTCCACGAAATTGTTTACAAGATTCGCAAGGGTGATTCAAAAGACCCTAAATATAATTCTAAGCACAACGACGGAAAAATTGGATGGCGTAAGTTTGCTATCCGCTCGCAAGAATCTCTCAACAACTGGATGATGGATGCAGACGGCGGCATTCAAGGCTATCGTCAGATTGACCCAGCAGGCGGAGGCTTCCGTGAAATTCCTATTGACAAAGGTTTGTTATTCCGCACTAACGTAAGTAAGAATAACCCTGAAGGTCGTTCATTACTTCGTAACTGTTTCCGCCCTTGGTATTACAAGCGACGCATTGAAGAAATCGAAGCAATTGGTATCGAGCGCGACCTTGCAGGACTTCCTGTTGCAAAAGTTCCACCTGAGTATTTATCTTCAGGCGCAACCGCGGCTCAACAATCTGTATTGGCTGAGATTACTCAAATCGTTCAGAACATTAAACGAAATGAACAAGAAGGCGTTATCTTCCCGTTGATGTATGACGAAAACGGAAAAGAGATGTTCTCACTTGAACTTCTTTCATCCGGCGGGTCACGTCAATTTGATACAGACAAGGTAATCGCTCGTTACGACCAAAGAATTTCAATGTCTGTTCTATCAGATTTCATTCTCCTTGGTCACGAACAGGTTGGCTCATTTGCTCTTGGCTCACAAAAGATGGACCTATGGACAATGAGCGTTGAGGCTATTGCTAAGTCAATCGCTGAGGTTATGAATCAATACGCTATTCCTAGACTCCTAAAGTTAAACGGGATGAATCCAGAACTTGCTCCTTATCTTTCTTATGGTGAAGTTTCATCTGTTGATTTGAATGAACTCAGCAACTATGTCCAGAAACTTATTGGTGCGGGCGCATTAAGTCCAGATGAGAAGTTAGAGGCTTATCTTCGTGAACAGGCGTCATTGCCTCCAGCGGAGAACTTGGTGGATTAAATGTCTTTTGTATTTAAAGCAAAGGATGAACCTAAAGATAATCAACCTCCGTTAACTCCTGACGAAAAAGAAGTTGTTCAGATAATTAACAATGCCGCATCCGATTTAAGTAATGCGTCGGTTAGCAGTGCTGTTCAAGGGGCTATAAGCACAGGCAATATCGAACAGGTTGTTGACGCTTTTCCATGGGAAGCAACCGCATTTACTTTGAGTCAAACCGTATCGGCTTTTAAGCGAGCAATAAAAGGCGGGATAGGAAACGGATTTCCTAAGACCGGGTTTGTAGGACGATTCGATTACACAGACCCTCGTTCAACTCAATACGCTTTGCAACAGTCGGCAAAATTAGTTACAAATATGACTGGACAAATGAAAGACCAAGTAAGAGCAGTTGTAGGCCGAGCATTTACTGAAGGCATCACTGTTTACGATACCGCGAGAGAACTTCGCTCTGTTATTAATTTGACTAAGAGGCAAGAATTAACTCTCAGCAAGTTTGTGGACCTCAATCGCGCTCGCTTGATGGAGGAAGGCCTATCAGGTCGTAGGTTAGAATCTAAATTAAATGAACTTGTTGAAAAACAATACAAGAAAATGATTTCTCAGCGAAGCAAGGTGATTGCTAGAAACGAAATTCTTCAGGCAGAAAACGCCGGACGCTTATTGGGGTTTGAACAAAGCATTGAACAGGGATGGGCAAGCCCGGTATCTATGAAGCGATGGAGCACTTCAACAGATGAGCGAACCTGTTCTATTTGTATGCCTATGAATGGCATGAGTGTTCAATGGAATCAGTATTTCCCTAACGGTATCTATGACCCTAGAGATGCGCACATCATGTGCCGTTGCTCAATTTCGTTATTAGAGCCAGATTCACCTTTAGCGCAAAATCGTATGCCAACAGGCGTCGTCCAACCATAAGTGTGAAAGAATACAACTATGCCATATTCAATTAAAACAGACGCCGCCGACTGCAAAGGCTATGCCGTCGTTGATGAAAATGGAAAAACAGTTGCTTGCCATATAAGCCGTAAAGCCGCTTTAGATAATCAGCGAGCGCTCTACGCAAATGTGCCTGATGCAACTCGTAAAGAAAACCCTACTGTTAGCGATGTTCATGTAGATAGCGCCATGGGTAGAGTTCGCGTTAAGCGCCCTACTTTTTCTAAAAATGTAGATGTCCTTATTGCTCAACATTATGAATTACACAACAAAACAACTAATCCGTCTGAAGCACAACTTTATGTCCACCATAACATCTTAAATGAAGTGCAAAAAGCCGGAATGGATTGTTATTGCTCATGCGGCAACTGGAGTCAACCTCTAGTAATCGATAACGTAACCACAGACTTACAAACTCTACAAAAAAGTGAAAACCCGTCATTAGGACCAGTCAAGCAGATTATTCAAACTGGTATTGATAATGGATATAAATTCGCCGACGTTCTGCAAATGCTAGATATCGGTGGATACATGATGGTCGTCCGACCTAAAGAAATTGTTCAAGAACCCTCCGAACCAATGGATGTTGAAGACAGCCTAGGTAAATCTATTCTTTCAAAGATTAAAGACTTACTGAATAAGGTGAGCGAGCCGTCACTCGCTGGGAGCGTTGCTGAGGGTGGGACAGCAACTATTGTTGGTGAAATTAAATCGCTGTTTAAGGCAGATGAAAAGCGATTCACTCTTGGCCCTTGGTATATCCCGGACCGCGCTGATGCACATGGCGAATGGACCGACCCAGAGGAATTACAAAAGGCTCTTTGGAATTATGTTAAGAGCGGAGACCGTCGTATCCGTTTACAGCACAACAAAAATGTTGTAGCAGGCGAATGGGTCGAAACAATGACATGGCCTTACCCAGTTACAGTTCCAATCACAAAAGCCGATGGCTCTTTGGGAGAACACACATATCCAACCGGAACAGTCTTTATGGGCGTCCAGTGGGAACCGTGGGCTTGGGAAATGGTCAAGGCCGGAAAACTTACAGGTTACTCAATTGGTGGCAAGGCCGAGCGAATCTTGGTTGACCTGCCTGAAGAAACAGTTGCAGTAGCAAAAGAATCTCCTATTAAACTTGGCGACATGGTTTCTTGGAATTCATCAGGTGGAAAGGCCGAAGGCAAAGTTGAGCACATCATGCGCGATGGCGTTTTAGGAATACCTGATTCTAAATTCAGTATCAATGCAACAAAAGATGACCCAGCCGTTTTAATCAGAATCTATCAAGGCGGCAAAGAGACAAAAACCTTGGTGGGACACAAGATGTCCACATTAAAAAAAAAATTAGATAGCCTCGATAAAGCAAATCCCTATCGAGACGGCTCCACTGGTCGATTCACGACTGGCGGCGGCGGTATGGGGGCCGGAGTTGCATCCTCAATCCTAGACCGCGTTAAAGCCAATGGTGGCCTATCGGTCAATATGGTCAATGGCTCGGAACCTACTAGCGGGTATATGGTCGCTAAAGGAACTGAATATGGAAAGACCGTAAGCGCGGAAGATTTCTATGACCCAGAAAAAGGGCCTAAGATTCTTGCTGATTACATGAAGGACAATAAAGCCGATTTGGGGACCGGAAAGAACTACCTAGGTTTATGGCATAATACTGAGGATGGAAAAGTGTATTTGGATGTATCCGAAAACATTTTAGATAGAGGCGCGGCAATAACTGCGGGACAGTCCCGCGACCAAATTTCGATTTGGGATGTAGCAAACTTTGCAGAAGTTCAAACTGGAGGCACAGGTGTCACAAAACAAGAAGTTGGAAGTCGTGGAAATCCCGGCAAACATCTCAACAATGACGGACGCTGAGATAGATGCGTTCGCTAAGAATATCTGGGAAAGCCTCGAGAAGCCGAAGTAATCTCGCTAAATTCAATCCGCACCACGATGCTAGAGGACGTTTTGCAAGTGGTGGTGCAGGCGGTGCAACTTTATCCGTCGAAGAAGATTTAAAAAACTTTGACCCAAATGCTCCAGTCCCAGCAAGTCCTAAAAATGCCGGTGGCGTAGATGCAAAGACTTGGGACAATTGGGAACACGGCGTTGACGGTAATCAATACGTCGATTTATACAGACAGCACGTTGGAGAAAAACTAGGACTTGATGTCCCTAAAAGCGATTTAGCCCCCGGCGGACAATTAAATTATTTAACACAACGCGGCTTTGGCGGTTCATCAAATGAAACTGCACAAAAACAAGCGGAGTCAATGGTTACTGCAATTGCAAATGGAACTCCTAATCAACCTGCGCTTTATCGAGGAATAGTAGCGAGCGCAACAGACCCAGAGTCACAAGCCCTTGTAAAACAATTTAGTAATTTAAGACCCGGCGATACAGTGGACATGCCACTTGTTTCAACAACTCGTTCTTTGGGTGTTGCTTCATGGTATGCCGCGGACAGAGTATCTGGAGCCACTGATAAAGTGATTATGAAAATTCAGCCGGGTGCAAAAGGTATAGCGGTTTCAGCAAAGAACAGTTGGTATCCAGCCGACCACGAAGTAGTGACAAGTGGAAAGTTTGAAGTTGTTGGTGTGAGTAAGGTTCAAGCGCCTTATTGGAGTCGCGGCACATTTGAGCCGAGAAAAATTCAATACACCGATGGTAGCGCTTCTCATTTTGAGGTAGCCACATATAGTAAAACTCGATACTCCCCTGCGGAAGCAGAAAACATTTGGAATACTGTGCAGGCAGGAAAGATTCAATCTTTGGCAACGGATAAGTTAAAGTTTACAGATGACCGTCGAAACCAAGGAAACAATCGGCCTATTTATTCAAGTTGGGCAAAACAAGAACCAACTAATTTTACGGTTGTCGAAGTCAAGATGATTGAGCCACATGTAATTCAAAAAGCCGCAGATTTTGGCATGGACTTTGATTTGTTATTTGGCGGTCGTCCATTTATTGATGACTCTATCCCTATAACAAAAGCCAATCCTTACCGCGACGCTTCAACTGGTCGTTTTACAACAGGCGGTGGTGGTGGTGTAACCGTAGAAAAATTACCTGATGGGAATGGCTATACAGAAAAAGACTCACATCCTCAATATGATTACAACACTGATGAGGGATATCTTGAATCTTATACAGGCCCTTATTCCAATGACATAAATAGTTTTCTTCGCACAGGTCGCCGCGGCGAAAATAACTTAAGCGAAGACGACATGATTGATACCGTAGATGCGATGGATAGCCTTATTGCTCAAACAGAAACTCCTAGAGATATGACGCTTTACAGGGCTATCGGAACTAATGGCTTTTCGACTTTTGAAAACCTTAAAGTCGGGGATGTTTATACAGATAATGGGTTCGCTTCCACAACTCCGGATACAACGCAATTATGGGATTTTCTTCCTGCCAATGAGGGCAGAGGGGCAGTTCTGCAAATTGAACTCCCCAAAGGAAGTCAGGCTCTTTCAGTAAAAAAGTATTTTAAAAACGTTGATAATCGATATGCGCCTAGCGCTGATATTTTAAGTGAAAACGAACATATTTTGCCCCGTGGAACAAAATTCCAAGTGACAGGAATAGGATTGACTAGGCAAAGTATAGTCAGCGGCAGGGAAGGCAACCCCGCTGATTTATTAATTAAAGCAAAGGTGGTTAGATAAATGAAAAGCAAATTTATTTATGACTCACCTTTTGATATTCAAATTGATTTTAAAAAATACAATCCTAACCACGATGCTCGAGGACGCTTTGCTTCAGGTGGGGGTTCGGGCGCGGGTGCAGGCGCCCCCGCGGGCGCGGGCGCGGGTGGGGAAATTAAACCTGCCGACCCTGCCAATGGTTACGTTACTGCCGACGAGGCAACACTAACTCAAGGAACATTTGACGAGGAAACTCAAGGCGATGAACTTGCGGCTGTTTATGAAGACCGATACAACGTTGATAAAGATGGCAAACCAATTGGCACAACAAAAGATGAAATAGATGCTCTTGACCATTACTCTCGCAATGGATACAAAGAAATTAATAGCACCCTGCGCGGGGACCAAAAAACCGAAATAGATTATGAAGAAGCCCGAGATATTGTAAACAACGACCCTAGGTTGTATGAACAAGCGTTAAGCGAATACGAAGCAGGACATGTAGGCCCTTTAGGAGATGCGGATTACGAAGACGCAATTTACGAATTTGCCACAAGCGGGGAACACAGCAAAGAAATTTTAAGTATTTACAATTCAGGCAGTTCACCTAAAGTATTGGCAATCAAAGAAGAAGTGGCTCATTTAGATAGCCTTATTGCTTCAGCCCCTGTTGCTTTTGGAGATAAACCCCTGTATCGTGTTTTTGACAACAAGGTGTTAGCAGATTTAAAACCGGGTGATGTAGTGACAGATAAAGGTTTTCTTTCAACAACAAGAACAAATGTAATTCACGAAGATAATTCTTCTTCTCGCACATGGTTAAGCGGTATTGATACAACCCCCGATACAGCCGGAATTATTCTCCCTAACAAAAGTAAGAACGGTAAAGGCATTGCCGTAGATGTTTTTAGAACCGCAGTGGGTGAGAGCAATCCTGTTTCAGCGGATGAAAGAGAAGTCTTACTTCCTCGAGGCGTTCCCTTGTTATTCCTTGGCTATACAAATTTTGGGGTTGAAGATAGAGCACCTGTTTTTCAAAGGATGGACGGATGAGTAAATTTAAAACTATGCCGGGCGACCTTGAGATAGTTCGAGGCGGAACACTGCTTGAAAAATACAATCCTCACCACGGTGCCGATGGTCGATTTGTCTCCGGTGGAGGCGGCGGCGGAGCACCTGTAAGTGAAGGAGATATTCTTTTAAGACACTTTGAAAGAAAAGTGGATAAAGCCTATGGCGTTGGCACTGAAGATGAGTTCACTATTGCTCACACAGGAGACCAGTCAACAGCGGCCCTAGGACATTACTTGGGAACCGGAACAGCCGTAAACGACAGGTTAAGAAAAGACGATATTTCCATTGAAACAGGAGGACCCTATTCTGAGTCAGCCGATGTTGTTGGCTTAGACCACGCAATTGAAATGGCTCCTCCTATTGGAAACCAATTGGTATGGAGAACTACAAGCGCGGATGCAATTGCAGGTTTAAAGAAGGGTGGTGTTTATATGGATAAGGGTTTTACTTCGACTACCGCGGCAGATATAACTCATCCTGATAATGGTATTCTTTTACTAAGTCTAGCAACCGTATCGAGTGGCAAAAAATCCATTATGGAAATTAAGACGGGCAAGGGGAAGGGGATTTATATGCCACGCATGTTTCCCGGACAGCCTATTGCCGAACATGAAAAAGAATTCCTTATGCCTCGTAATACTAAGATGAGATACATAGGGCCGGAATATAGATTTTTAAGTAAAGACCAAGTTGTAGAAATACATCAGTTTAAGGTGGTGGACTAATGGAGCCTCGCGAAAGATTCACTATGAAGGCAGGCGACTTGACCGTTGTATCCGAACCAGTTGATAAGGCTAATCCTTATCGCGATGGTTCAACCGGGCGCTTTACAACAGGCGGCGGAGGAGCGGGCGGCGGAGCAAGTTCAAGTGTTGCTCCAAGCACTAACCCCCGTAAAGGTATGGGAGACATTCCACTATCTGAAGGCACTGTTGCAGAAATGCAAGGTGGGTCTGCCTCTCCTCACATTGTAAAAGATGCAAATGGTAACTACATGTTTACTCCAGAGCGTCAAGCACTACACGACAAGATTGTTGCTGAGTCAGTCGATGGTGTTCCAAGTTCTGATGACCCAACTTACACAGTTATGGGTGGCGGACCAGCCGCTGGTAAATCTTCACTTCTCAAAAATGGTGAATTAGATATCGCTCCTAACTCAGTCGAGGTAAACGCTGACCTTTGTAAAGAAAAATTACCTGAGTGGGAAACCGCCGGAAGCAGTAGAGCGCAATTCACACACGAAGAATCTTCTTACTTAGCAAAACGCACACAAGCCGCGGCTATTGAAAGACAACAAAACGTTTTGCTTGATGGAACCGGAGATACCTCACCTGCTTCTATGAATAAAAAGATTGATACCGCTCGCAATGCCGGATATAAAGTAGAGGCTCACTATGTAACTTTGCCAACAGACCTAGCAATTAAGAACGCTAGAGAGCGCGGAGAAAGAACGGGTCGATTTGTTCCGGATGAAGTTGTTCGAGCAACCCACGTTGGTGTGTCTCAAACTTTCCCGGCAATTGTTCACAAGTTTGATAGCGTCAAGTTATACGACACTTCAATACGAGGAAAAACTCGTTTGATTCTTTCAGGCACTAAGGGAGCAATTGACGTCATTGACCCAAAAACCTACAACGAGTTTCTAGCGAAAGGTAATGAATGATGGATGGTAGTAAGCCACGCGTAGAACGCATGTATTTGGAAATACTTTTAGGTATTAGTCAAAACAAATCACTTTTGCAACCTCTAAACGCTAAAGAGGTGGCACAATGGGACCTTATAACAAAGCAAGTTGAAGAAATTCGAGCCAAGGGCGGCGAGTTCGATATCCCTAACGAGATTCCGAACCAAAACTGAGAGGTTGACAATGGCTGAGGACTGGTTATTAGTTCAGACTGAAGACACAGGCGTAGAACAAATGGACATGGAGGAAACTCCTGTTGATTTGATTACCAGCCTGCGTATTCTTTTATCTAATACAGTCACCGTTTATCACCGCGCTCATGGATATCACTGGAACGTAAAAGGAATTAACTTTGCGGCCTATCACAATTTCTTTCAAGAAATTTATGAAGACCTTTATGGTTCGATTGACCCGACAGGCGAATGGTTACGCAAACTAGAAGAAGATTCGCTATGCGGTCTATCTGACTTTATGAAGAACAGAACTATTGAAGACCCTGTAATTATGCCGATGAATGCTATTCAAATGGTTAAGGATTTATACAACGCAATTGAAGCGCTAGAAGAATCCACAGAGAATTGCTTAGAGATAGCAACAGAAGAAGATGAGCAAGGTCTTATCAACTTCTTAAGCGAGCGCATTGACATGCTTGAAAAATGGGAATGGCAATTAAAAGCAACATTTAGCGAGACACTCTAATGGCTATTGCACTTTATGAATTTGTTGTTTCGGCTATTAAGAAAGCCAACCCATATCGCGATGGTGCAAGTGGTCGTTTTTCAACTGGAGGCTCAGGCGCGGGCGCGGGCGCTCCTGCGCGTAGCGATGGTGCGGCGGCACTACACAGAAACCTTGCACCTAAATTAGATGCTATTAATTCTAAAATTGATGAGTTGCCAAAAGAGCCAAAAATTGCTGGAGATATTGCGCAAGCAAAAATAGGACTTTCATCAGCGGCAAAATCACCGACCCCTCTTGGAAGCGCTCAAGGACTTATGAATGCTCACTTGGCTTTAGATAGTGCGGCACAGCGGGTCGTTGGTTCGCAAACACCTTTGTCATTTAAAATTAAAGACATTAGGCAAGACGTCAAATTTCTTGGCGAATCGTTGCAAAGACCTTAACAGCAAGGGGAGCAGTTAAATGATTACAGAACAAAAATTTCGCAAGGGCCAGACAATTATGGTAAAGCCTACAAGCGGCGTTCTTCGTCCTGCTCGTATCGCTTCAGTAACTAACCAAACTACACTTGTTGTTGTTTATGGTAAGGGTAACAAGGCAACAGTTACAGTTGCTCAGAACACAGGAAAGACAACAAAGCCTCGCCTAGCATCTGAGTAATAATGGCTAAAACGATTCAAACCGGAACAGCCATTCACGTTAAGACAACTGCTGGGCGTATTCGTCTTTCCAATCGTGTTTCAGACACAAGAAACACTTACCTCCGTGATAGCCTTTTACTACCGATTTACAAGGTTGGGTTATATTATTTACTCAAATGAATAATACCCAGTATGGAGGAAATAATGGCGAAGGCAACAAAAATGATACGCCTTGCTGTTGATGAAACAAGCGGAGTGGACCATCCGGCACATCTTTCTGAAGGTTGGCTTGTTATGAAGTCTGCTAACGCTGAAGAAATTGAATCGGTCATTAATTCACTCACAAACACAGATTCCGTTGCTGATAGCAATGGATTACCAACCACAATCATCAAGGAGGACTCAGTGTCCGAACAAACTGAAGTAGTTGTAGAGGACGCGGTTACTCCTGAAGTAACAGACGCACCTGTTGCAACGGAAGCAGTAGTTGAAGAAACTTCTGAAACTATTGATGCAAAGATTGCCGAATTAGAAGAAGAACTCGCAAAGGCTAAAGCAAAGAAGAACACTGACCCTGCTAAGAGCCCTGATGAGACTGACGCTGAATACATGGCACGTCTTCGCGATATGAAGAAATCAGCACCTGAAGCAGTAGTCAAGATGCTTGACATGCTTGAGAAGGCCGCATCAGTAGAGAAGGCTCGCGCTGACGAAGCAATTGCTACTCTACAAAAGGAACGCGACGCTCATGCAGATGCAGAAGCAGTTGCGAAAGCAAAGAATTGGAACAATCTTCCTTTGGAAGCAGAGAAGGTCGGTCCAGCACTTCGTCGTTTAGCAATGATTGACGAAGGACTAGCAAAAAGCATTGAAGGCATCCTAATTGCAGTCAATGAGCAAGCAAAAACATCAAACCTATTTGCTGAAATTGGAAAGTCAGTCGATTCATCTGCAACAGATGCTTACGACCGTCTATCTGCTCTAGCAAAGGCGGCAGTTGATTCAGGCGTAGCACCTTCATTCGAAGTTGCAATGGCTGATGCCGCACTAGCGAACACAGACCTTTACAAGCAATACCTCACCGAGAAGGGTGCTAAATAAAAAATGGCATACGAAATCAATAACTATTCCGTAAGAGCAACCTTCGTTGCTGGTGCGGACCTATCTGCTTTGCAATACACATTTGTGAAGTTGAACTCATCAGGACAGGTTGTAGCGGTCGCCGCGGCAACAGATGTTCCTATCGGAGTTCTACAAAATAACCCAGTATCAGGTGCAGAAGCATCTGTTTTAATCGTAGGCGGAACAAAGATTGTCGCGTCAGCCGCGGCAACTCTAGGAACTGCACTAAACATCGGAACAACAGCCGCAGGTAAGGCAGTTGCTCTCGCTGTTACAGATACAACCAAGTATGTTCTTGGTGTTTATCTTGAGGCACCAGCCGCTGATGGAAACATCGTTGCCGCAGTAATTAACTGCGCTAACCCAACTCGAGCGAACTAAGGAGCCGAACTTAAATGCCACAGCCAACATTAACCGATTCGCACATTGATGCGATTCTTACAAACATTTCTGTTGCTTACATGCAGAAGCAGGAAAACTTTATCGCTGATAAGGTATTCCCTGTAATCCCAGTTGACAAGAAGTCAAACAAGTATTTTGTTTACACAAAGAATGACTGGTTCCGCGACGAAGCACAGCGCCGAGCAGATGCAACCGAATCAGCAGGTTCAGGTTACTCACTCACAACTGGCACATATAACGCAGATGTATGGGCATTCCATAAGGACATCGGCGACCAGACACTTGCTAACTCAGATGCACCGTTGAATCCACTTCGCGAGGCTTCAGAGTTCGTAACACACCGTCTTCTACTTCGCAAGGAACTTCAGTTCGTATCTGACTTCTTCACCACAGGTGTATGGGGAACAGACATAACTGGCGTTTCAGGTTCACCATCTGCTGGTGAAACTCGTCAATGGTCTGATTACACAAACTCAGACCCAATCAACGATATCGAAGCCGCTAAGTCTTCAATTCTTTCAACAACAGGACAAGAAGCAAACACTCTTGTTCTTGGATACGAAACATTCCGTCAGTTGAAGAACCACCCAGACCTAGTTGACCGTATCAAATACACATCTTCACAGACAATCACAACCGATATGCTCGCGGCAATGTTTGACATTCCACGCGTTATGGTTGCTAAGGCTGTTAAGGCAACAAACAAGGAAGGCGCTACTGGCGCTTACTCATTCGCATACGGCAAGGGCGCAATGCTCTGCCACGTTGCTCAGAATCCGGGTGTGCTTACACCATCTGCTGGTTATACATTTAACTGGACAGGTGTTTCAGGCGGACTTGGTGCAAACATCGGAACTTCATCATTCCGTATGGAATCAATCAAGGCAACACGCGTTGAAGCAGAAATGGCGTTTGATAACAAGGTAATCGGTTCAGACCTCGGTTACTTCTGGACAACAATCGTCGCTTAATTCGATTAGTAAGGGAGGGGAGAGTCAGAAATGGCTCTCCCTTTCTTTCATAGCAAAGGAATAAAATGAAAGCAAAAATCCTCAAGAAATTAACAAATGACGGAAAAGAATTAGAAGTAGGAACAATCGTTGACGTAAGTGGATGGCGTAATGCTAAATCACTTGAAGGCTCACGATACATAACTTTTGTATCAGAAGAAGAAGCAAAAGCAGTAGAACCAAAAGTAAAGAAAGCAACAGCCGAATAATTTAAACGTAGGGGTGGACCATGGCAATTCCGGGTAATTTAAGTCTTGTTACAGTTACAGGAACTTACATTGATATCTCTGGTGTGCCTATTGCCGGACAGGTTAAGTTCACCCCTCGCGCTGTTCTTCGTAACACTACCTCAAATGTAATTCTTGTTAATAGCACAATCGTTGTAACGCTTGATGCTAATGGTTCATTCAGTAAACAACTTGTAGCAACAGATGACCCTGATGCTTCACCTGTCGATTTCTCTTACTTCGTAGAAGAAGCATTCGTTGGTGGTCGTCAATTTGATATTCTTTTGCCTAGAGCGACAGCAACAGTAGATTTAGCAGATACTTCGCCTGCGGTAGCAAATGATGGAACGGGCGCTCTTTATATTGCCGCCGCGGAGTTCAATGACTATGTAAGTCGTTTAACAACCGTTGAAAATCAAGCGGGAGGTGTTACAACATTTTTAACATCCTTGCAGTCTGCTCTTAGTTCGGCAGTTACTAATTCAAATAATTCAAGAACGCTAGTGAGCAATTATGTTCGAGCAATCGGCGGCATAGCCGACAATGGAGTTCTATATCCTTCAAGGGCATTCTAATGTTTGGAATGACTCCTGTTCAAATGGTTATCAGTCTTGTTGTAATTACAATAATTGCGTGTTGGTTGGGAGATAGGTAATGGCGTTACCCGGCAATATAACTCTCATCACCCTAACCGGACAGTATTTAGACTTTCAAGGCGAGGCTATTGATGGTCAAGTAAAAATTTATCCTTCACAGGTTCTTATTGATTCAGCCGCTGACCGCATTATTATCCCGACTGTTATTACAACAGATTTGGTCGATGGTGCTTTTAGTGTTGCAGTTCCAATCACAAACGACCCCGACGTTTCTCCGCAAAACTACACTTACCTTTTTGAAGAATCATTTGAAGGCGGCTCTACTTATCGCATTTCCTTGCCTTCTTCTCTAGGTGCTTCCGTTGACATTACTGATATTCGACTAGATGCAACAGTTGTTGAATACATTCAGCCAATCGCTTATCAAGTTTGGCCTCCCATTACAGCCAGAACTATTGCTCAAGAAACTTACTACACCGGGGTTACTGTTCCTGTTACTACTTTGCCTATCCCTCCAACTTACGAATGGTTATATCTTTACTTTGATACCTACGCTACCTTGGCAAGCACTTGGGGAACTTATGCAAATGCCGCGCCCGCAAGTTTGAGTTTAAGTAATGCTCGTATCCAGCAAATCTATGACCGTATGAACCGTCTTAACAACTACACAGCAACCTCAACAGACCTTAGAGAAACAACTAATGGTGGAACGGTAACGGTAGGCGGGAACTATGCAGTCACGGCAAAATGGGGAACCTATGCCAACGTTGCAAATGAATACGCTAACTACAACAACATTACCGGGGCTTCCTTTACATGGACTTATTCTCAAGTAGGAACGCTTATCGGACAAATGGGTAATGCTTTAACAACAGTTGATTACTATGATTTGACAGGGCTTACAGATAGATTGTTAAGTCTTACTCGAACCGTTGCGGGAAATGATTATGGTGCGCTTACTCGCTCATTCTTTACCTACGCGGCAACTGCAAGCACATTTGCGACATACGGCGCACTCGGCTCAACCACTTTTTCTAATACTTTGCGCGACTGGGCTGATAGACTTCGTTCAACGGCTAATAGACCTCATCAGTTACTAGGTAGGAGTTACACCTATGGCATTAACGTATAAAGTCTTGGGGCAATCTGCTCCTGCCGCCGCGACCCTTACAGACCTTTACACAACTCCGTCTGCAACAGGAACAATTATTAACTCTGTCGTTGTTTGCAATACAAGTTCTACCTCAACCACCTTTCGAGTATCCGTGGCTAAAGACGCCGCCGTTGATGCCTTGGCTCAATATGTGGCTCGAGAAGTTATTATCGCAGGCAACTCAACCACAGAATTAGCACTTGGTATCACCATGGATGCCGCGGATGTCCTTAGAGTTTATTCGACATCTGGTAGTCTTTCATTTAACGCCTTTGGCGTGGAAATCGTTTAGGAGTCATAGATGCCAACAACATCAGGCGGTATTAGATACCCAGCATCAACGGATGCAATTAACATTCCATTGGATATGCAAAATCTTGCAAACGATGTGCAAACCTACATTACGGCTAACGCTCTAACAACAACAGGAACCTATACTCTTACAAATAAGACAATTGGTTCAACTGGTCTTTTCTTTGAAGGTGCAACAGATGATGGATTTGAAACACTTCTTACTGTTGTGGACCCAACGGCTGACCAAACAATTACTTTGCCAAACGCCACAGGAACAGTTGCTTTGCTTACTGCAACTCAAACTTTTACAAATAAATCCTTTGGTGGCTCAATTGTAGTCAATGGTGGTTCTTCAGGTGCTATAACTATTGCCGCACCTGCCGCCGCTGGAACTCCAACTTTAACCCTGCCTATCGTAACAGGAACAATTGCCTTAATTGATGACATTGCCGGAGCAGAAATGTTTGCCGTAATGGGAGTTTACGGCGGTTAATTAACTTATTCTGATAATATAAGCCTTACGGTAAAACGAGAAAGAGGAATATAAATGCCAAATACACCTACCGCGTTTGCGCGAGGAGCCTTTGCTACCTCAGCGGCAACGCTTTATACGGTCCCGGCTTCAACCACAATGATTATTACAAGTATTGCTATTACCAATACAGCATCTTCAGCGGCAACTTTCACTCTTACTTTAGATGGTGTAGCCCTCTTTAATACAACAGCAATTGCCGCTAACTCAACTGTCATTATGGATATGAAGCAAGTTGTTACAACCACAAAGGTTATTACAGGTCTTGCTTCAGCGGTAACAGTTAATTACCACATTAGCGGAGTGGCGGTCTCCTAACAATGGCGATTAATACTTACCCAGCAATTGCATCTCCTGTTAAATCTGTTCAGCGTGGAAGCGCTGGCGGTGCAGGAACAGTAACTATTACTGCTATTGATATTACAAAGTCTTTCGTAAATGTATTTGGAACCACTTCTTCGGGAACGACTTCGGCTTCTTTTGGTTTATCACAAGCGGCAAGCGGCAATGTTGACATTCCCGGAATGGCATTGTCTGTAACTTGGAACTTTGGTGAATGGTTTGCACCTCTAGGCGCCACAATTGTAAACCGTGCCTCGGGTGGACAGGTAAGCGCTAACAACCAGCCTAGTTGGAACTTAGTTAGAGGCGTAAATGCCGCTAACTACAATGTGAATGCTGGCTCAACTAACCTTGTAGCGGCAGTTGTTCAGGGATATCTTGCAAACTCAACATCGTTAGTAGTGTCAGGCGCTTGTCGCTGGGAAGTAGTGGAGTATAACTAATGAAAACTTTTATTCAATTACGAGATGGCATTGGTTTTGCAACCGTTATTGTTCCTGATGGAGAGCCTGACCATTCAGTTACTCCTGACCATACAACGGCTATTGAAGTAACTACTGATAACCCTGACCAATTTCTTAAAATGAAATACGACGAAAAGACAAAAACTTGGTCAGAAGCACCATTAATTGTTTATGGAGTTTTAGATGATTTTGGAAATATCATTGAACTTCGCAGAACTTACTTTATCCATGAAACCGAAGGTCATGTTGTAATTCCAAGTGACTTTGAACCAACATGGCGTTGGGTTGATAACGAATGGGTAAAACCAGTTGTTATTCAAGCAGTAAGTTCTAACGACTCTTTAGTAATTGAGGCTCCTCAAGAAACCGAAGAAGAAAGACTTGCTAGAGTTAAAGAAGCAACAGGTCAGTAGTAATTTATAGTTTTTAATGTTAGGCTCATTCCATGTTAAGGAGTGAGCCTAATGTTTTTTAAAAAACCTATTGTTAAAAAAATAGTTTTTACAAATATTTACAAATTCCATGAATCGTCAAGACCTGTTCCTGCAACACAAAAAATACCGGACTGGTATAAGAAAATGCCGTCACAGCGACCCGCTGTTAAAACTCCTGCTTCAATGCGAACAATAAAAAAATGTGTTCCAGTATTTGATGCTATGAGTGCAGGATATTTATTTTTCACTCCTTGTGATTTATATGTAACACAAGTTGATGGAGAACCACATTATGAGACTTCAATGCCTAAAGTAATTGAGTATCACCCTCAAGCACAAGCAAATCTTCATCCTTTTGCTAATGGAGTTCAATACCCTAAATGGATAAACGCTTGGGGAATAAAAACTCCAAAAGGTTATTCAACTTTATTTATTCCTCCTATTCATAGACCAAATGAATGGTTTATTTGCATGGAAGGTTTAGTAGATACAGATAAATACCATCAAGGCGTTAATTTTCCTTTTATATTAAAAGACCCAAAGTTTGAAGGTTTAATTCCTGCTGGAACGCCCCTCATACAGGCAATACCATTTAAGCGTGATGATTGGAAAATTGAGTTTGGTGGAGATAAAGAAAAAGAAGAAGCAGAAGAAATGCGTAGAGAAATGAATATTCTTTTATGGGATAAATACAAAACATTGTATAGAAGTCTTAAAAACTGGAATTATAAATAATTTTTTCGACTCCAAACATTTCGTTTATACCAGCCATTCATAACCGAAAATGAACGCCTATGATTAATGTGTCCTTGATTAATAATTTCAACATCTTGTTGTGAAGTCCAATCCTCTCTACGAAATGGAATTATTTGATAAATAGGAGTTCCTTTTAAAATAATTCCTTCAAAATCTGCTCGAATAAAAAAAGGAATATTCCCTGCATACATAACTTCATCTGTGTCCACAATTCCAGATAAAGTAGTAAAAGGTAAATCAAAACGATTTAAAGGGTGAGTAATTAACGCACTGTAACCTTTTGATGTTTGTAAATAATAAGGCACTTTCCAAGCAAGGCGTTGAATTGAATGTCCTGCTGGCACGGGCAATTCAAGAGATGTTTGTAATGGTCGTTCTTCAAGAACAGCACGACCTGTTCTCCACTCAAAAGTAGATTTACCTGTTGGGTCTTTTCGAACGATTACATCACTCCATAACTCTGCAATATAACCACTTGTTAAGCAATCAAGAAATGGAACACATCTTTTAAAAGTATGACTAATGTTTCCTTCAGGAATTAAATTATTTGTGCCTTCAAAGTTTAAACTGTTATTTTTATACCAGTCAGGAACGCTTAATTTAGAAGGTTTGGGAATATCGTGCACATCAATTTCATCGCTAGCAAACTTAATAACAGGTAATTTGCTATTTTTAAATCGTTTCACTTTTCTCCCCATTTATAAATTGTTTTCTTTTCGTGTCCAACTTTAATTTTAGGATTACCTAAAACTTTAAAACCAAAGTCTGTAATTTTTTTACAGAAATAATAATCTTCTCCATAAGCCTGTCCATTTTCGTAGTGACCTGATTGAAACCAAGGATAAGGAGTTGCTTCAAATACTTTACTTTCAATTGCTATAAACCCAAGCCCAACAGATTCTAATTCAATAGGGCCTGTCGCTTTACCTATATCCTCTTGAGTTAAAAAATTATGATTAGATACAGCCACTACTAAGTTATGTCTATTTAAATAAAATCCAGTATTTATTTTATTTTCTGAAGTTATTAATTCTTTTAAATCTTCTGCTTCCCAAACCATATCATCGTCAATAAATATAATCTTTTTAGGGTTATGTTTTAATGCTCTTTGTATTAATACATTACGAGTTTCAGAAACCACGGCACAATAAAATATCTCCCAAGTGAAAGAACATTTTAAATCATTTTGAAGCATTACTAAAGATTTGGTCCAAGAGTTTAAATAATGGTCTGAAAAGTTCAAACCAGATAGACAAAAAACATAATCAATCTCTTTAGTCATATTGCGAGTCTAACCCATAAGGGGATATGATACAAGTATGACTACTATCTATTGGTCTCCTTGGTATCCCGAACCTCTTTACTCAACCAATCATCTATTGTATGAAACTCCCGACTCTTTACTTGCAGACCTTAAACCTTTTCATAATAAAGAGAACAAAGGTGATAACTGGTATCAATGCCACGCCTTTTTGAATTCCGTAAAAAACACTTTTATTTTGAGATTTCCTATTGGGGTTAGTTTTGCCATAGTTAAAGATTTTGGAATTGTAGGTTTAGACCAAAATGATAGACAAATGCTTCCTTTTGTTGGTTTAAAAAAAGCATCTATGATTGACGCTTACACAATTTCACTTTTAAATAACTGGATATTTTGGTGTGATGAACCAATGATGATTACTTCATCGCCATCTTATCTTCACAAACCAAACTTTGCAGGAAATTATGTTCCGGGTTCTTTTGATATTAATTCTTGGTTTAGACCTTTAGAAGCCGCAATCCAATTACATAAAGGCACAGAAGTATTTACAGTTAAACGAGGCGACCCATTTGCTTATGTTAAGTTTGATAGCAACAAGCCAGTTACATTAAAGCGTTTTGACTTAACTCCAAAAATAATGCAAATCTCACAAGATTGTATTGGCTATAAAAGACACAACCCAAATAGAGGATTACCTTATTTATACAATAAGTTTAAGTCTAATGGTTTAAATAAAATGCTTTCTCGAGAGATACAAAATAACTTAATGGATTAATTAAAGTCGATATTAATTACGCACCTGTAATCATTAATTACAGGTGGCGTAGCGGCGTGATATTGAAATCCATTAAAGACAACCCCAAGACCCATTTTTGGTGCGACTCTTAATTCTTCTACTAAATCTTGTTCGTTTATTTCAATACCTTGGTGCCAATGTTGCTTAAAGAAGACAGTATCTCCATCTGAATCATTTACATAATATAAGAAAACCTTATGGTCGTAATCTTGGTCCACATGAGGCGCTCCATACTCGTATGTTGCTCTCCGAGTGCTTATGTTGGATTTGATTCGGGTAGTCTTTTGATAAGGTATTTGATGTTTAGAGATAAAACGAAAAAATACATCCTTTGTTAAATCAAACATAGGATGTTCTTCCCACATAGGAGAAACAAACTGAAAACTTAAATCGGTTCTAAGAGATTCTCTCGTAGGCCGTTCCTGATTAGTGCCTTGATTAAATGCCCACAGGCTCAATCCAAGTAGTTTTTCTTTGTAAGAGATTTGCTCTTGAAGGCTTAAAAACTCATCATCTTGAATAATCATAAAACCAGCCTACTCTTGTGTCGGCGCGACTTCAAGGCAAGTAAGGGGTAGGCGTGTAGTATTTGATTATGACTTTTACCTATGTAGGACCTGCGACCTCAGACCGCGATAAGGTGCGCTTCCTTATTCAAGATACAGATTCAACCGCCCCTCACATGACCGACGAGGAAATCAATTGGCTTATCTCGGAATGGGCAGATGTTTATGATGCCGCCGCAAATGCCGCCGATGTCCTTGCTGGTCAATATGCTCACAAGGCCGATTATTCAAAATCTGTTGGCGACCTATCATTAAACGAAACTTTCTCAACACAGTCACAGCGTTTTTCAGCGCTTGCCACAAGTCTTCGTGTAAACCGTATGCGTCGTTATGCGCCTTCATGGGTAGCAAATGCAGATTCTCTTAAATCAACAGCGGACCGAAATGTATCTACTTACAATACAGACGCACATCTTGGTCAAATGGATAACCCTCGTTCAGATACGTCGGAAACAAGTCAGCAATAATGGCGCTACCTACTACATGGCAAGGGCCTGAAGGTATCGACGCTAAATTTTATGAAATGATGCCTGACACAATTACTTTTAACGCCGGGTCTGCAATTGATAAATATGGCAAGCGCACTTATGGCGGTTCAGTAACTACTGCCAGAGGTCGCGTTATTTATGAAACTCGTCTTATGAAAGATATTGATGGGCAGGATATTGTTTCTACTGGTCGAGTAATTCTCTATGGTCCTTATGCCGCTTTGACTCTTGGCGACAAAATAACTTTGCCTAACTCAACTTCGCCCGTCATAGTTGGGCTAGAGACTAAAAAAGATACTGGTGGAAATCATCACACGGTTGTTCATTTTGGTGTTTAATGAAAATCATATTCCCGGACCTTGAAAGAATTCAAAAAGCCTTAGCAGAATCAGGACCAGCCGGAGCAAAAGTTGCGGCTATGGCTTTGCGCAGTGAAGCACAAGATGCTTTTGCCGCGTCTCAAGATGAAGTCCCAGTAGATACTGGAGCGCTAAAAGCCTCTGGACGCGTTAGACCTGAAACCGGAGTCTTCACCCGCGGGGGCGAGGTTTATGTAGAACTTACCTATGGTGGAACCGCTACCGAATACTCAATTTACGTTCACGAAAATCTTGAAGCAAATCACCCTCATGGTAAAGCAAAGTATTTAGAAGACCCTATGACCCGTCAGGTTAACGGCATAAGTGGGCGCATTGCTGATAAAGTTGAGCGGGCTACGAAAGGGATGTTACGTTGATACTTGAAGCGCTAGGTGATTACCTGCAAACTAATTCCATAGGCACTTTGGGAACTAATATCTTTTTAGGCAAAATGCCAGCATCTCCGGATTACTGTATTTGTTTATATGAATACGAAGGCATGGCTCCGACTGAATCTTTTGGTGGTAATCCTTACGATATTGATATGCCTCGTATTCAAGTAGTTGTAAGAGGTGGTCGCGACGATTATCCAACCGCTCGCGATGGTGCAAAATCAATTAAAGACATTCTTTCCGATATAACGGACGTTACGATTTCTTCAACGAAAGTCTTGCGTGTCGCTTCCCTAGGTTCAACTATTCCTTTAGGCTTGGACGACAAAGATAGGCCACGCATTGCCGCTAACTTTCAAGCGTATGTAGAAAGATAACGATGAGCGAGCCTATAAAGGACCCATACGGAAGGGGCTCAAATCGTGACGAACTCCCTAAATGCTGGAGATGCGGCAGAATACTCGCAGAGTATCTCACCGTCCCATACTCCCTCAAGTGCTCGCGGTGCAAAGCAGTCAACCAGCACATTTAAGGACGGCCTAACTAAACTTGTAAACAATCCAAAAGTATTTGCAGGACAAGAATGCTTTGTTGGACAAGTGCTTGCTAATTTGAGTAACGAAGAATCATTATTGCTTCACACAGCGCTCGCTGATAAAAGAATCCGACATGTTGATTTGGTCAGACTTTGCGAAGCCGAAGGTTACAAAATGAGTGAGGCAACAATGCGCCGACACCGAGCGCGTGGATGTCGGTGCGATAAATGACATTTGAGGACCGCGTTAATGCTCTTGTCGGTAAAGCCGAACAAGAAGAACACGAACCTCCCAAAAGAGACCGCAAGGCTCAATGGATTCCGGGTATTGAATGGAAGGGCGATGAAGGCGAAGTAACAACCCTTCCGATGGAAGGTGAAATTGCTCCTGATTGGTCAGGCGTTCTTCGCATGTGGGGATTAGACCCAGAATTTTTTGCAGTAGTTGAACCCGTTTTATTTAACGTATGGGGCGACCCGCTTGGCGCACTAAATCGCCAGTGGAAAGGAAAAGTAGTTCGTATCCAAGATGCAAAAACGGATTACAACTTAGATATCTTAAAAGAAGAAATCAAAAAACATAAAAGAAACAAAACCCAAGTTATGTATGGGGATGGTGTCTTCAATGTAGTTCTTGCAGATTGGCAAATGGGAAAGAATGAAGGCGGCGGAACACCTGCTACCGCTCAGAGAGTTTTAAATGCCATCACAGCCGTTCTGAGCCGCGTAGAGGAGTTAAAGAGATTAAAACGACCTCTAGGAACCCTACAAATTATCTGGACCGGAGACAGCGTTGAGGGCTGTTTAGGACACTATGAAATGCAGACCTTCTCAGTTGATTTAGATAGACGAGGACAAGTCAATGCAGTTCGCACCTTACTCCTCGAGGCAATCCGTCAATGGGCGCCGCATTTTGAAAAAGTAAGAATTGTTGCAGTAGGAGGCAACCATGGTGAGAATCGTTCGAAAGCAGGCAAAGCCTTCACAACCCTTGCAGACAATGATGACCTTGCTGTTATTGACCAAATCAAAGACGCCCTTGAGTTCAACCCCGACACCTATGGTCATGTTGAAACGATTATTGCGCCGGACCATCTTTCGCTCACGGTCGAAACGGCGGGGTGGATTCTTGGGTTAACTCATGGTCATACTGCTCGTTCAAATGGGACTGCTGAACAAAAATTAAAAAGTTGGTTAAGCAGAATGTCTCTGGGACGTCAGCCAATTGGCGAGTGTGACATTTTAGTGACTGGTCATTATCATCATTTACGGCAAGCCGATTGGGGAAGCGTTCATTGGCTTCAAGCCCCGGCATTAGACGGAGGTTCGGAATGGTTCAGGCAAACAACAGGAGAACACAGTCAACCCGGAGTTCTAACGTTCGCGACGTATCCGGAAATAAAAGTGAAGGACCTCCAAATCCTATGATGAGCGTTGACGATATTGCCGCCTATGCGGCTCAATTGGTTCAAAAAGACCGAAACGAAGATTACGACCACCCGTTAGATAATTTCAATCGCATAGCCCGGATATGGGAAGTGATTCTTGACGCTCCAGTAACAGCGGAACAAGTTGCGCTTTGCATGATTGGGGTCAAGATAGGACGCGAAGTTCATAGAACTAAATTAGATAACACTGTTGACGGCATTGGATATTTCTTAACATTAGCAATGGTTCAACAAGAACGTGCGGAGCGGGAACGTTTAAATAAACAAGACGAATGATAACATTTATTCGAACGAGTCCTTAGAGACCCCAACCGTTGTCGTGACCAAGAGTCCTATTCGGCACTGGGGTCCTACCTGTCCAAAGGAGGCAGAATGGCACAGTATCGCGCATTGGTTGGTATTGATTACCCACCTAACAAGCGAGCCGAAGCAGGCGAAATTGTTTCTGACCTGCCCGGCGACGCAATTAAATGGCTTCTTGAAGATGGTCTAATTGAAGACGCAGGCAAGCCAGCAAAAAAAGTTGAAACACCAGTAGTTGAGGAAACTCCTGTTGTAGAAATTGTAGAACCAGTTGCAGAAGTAACTGAAGAAGCCTCAGAAGAAGGAGAGGCTGAATAATGCCTACTTTTCGCCATGGTAAAAATACAGTTGTTATTTTTGATAAGTATGACTTAAGCCAATACTTTAACTCAGCAACTACATCTGCAATGGCAGAGGCTGTTGAAACAACAACATTTGGTTCAGCCAATAAGACATACGCAGTTGGTATGAAAGACGGCACCGTTGCATTCGAAGGTCTTTGGTCAGGTGTTCTAGACACAGAAGGCTCAGATGCAGTTCTTCATAATGCAATTGCATCAACAACAAAGAAAATTATTACCGTTGCAACAGAAGGCGCTACTTTGGGTCGTCGTGCAAAGTTAATTAATACAGATGAAACTTCTTATGAAATCAAAGCCGCTGTTGCCGATATGGTAACAATTTCTGCTCAAGCGCAAGCAAGCGGAACAGTCGGAGGTCTTGATGGTGGCGTTTTGTTAGCCGCAAGTCAGGCACTTACTGGAGTGGTAGCAAACACAGGCGTGGACAATGCCGCCGCAAGCACAAATGGTGGTGTTGCTCATTTGCACGTTACGACTAATACTCGCAATGGTGCAATCACAGTAAAGGTTCAACAGTCAGCCAATAACTCAACATGGACTGATTTAGTTACTTTTACAGCAACAACTTCAGCAACAACTACTTCAGAAAGAATTGAAGTAGCCGCTGGAACAACAGTAGCCCGATACGTTCGTGCAAACGTATCTTCATTTGCTGGGTCAACAGGTTCAGCAACCATCACCGTTGGATTCGCAAGGAGATAAAATGCCAACATTTCGCCACGGTAAAAACTCGCAGTTCACTATCGCAGATAGCGGCGCGGCTGTTCGCGACATTAGCAACACGCTAAAGTCAGTAACAATGCCACGCTCTATCGAAACTTTGGAAACCACTTCTTTCGGTTCAACATCAAAGTCTTATGTAATTGGTTTCTCAGATTCAACAATTTCAGTAGAAGGTTCATTTGACGCAACAGTTGATGGATACCTTTCAGGAATTGTCGGTAATGACACCGCGAGCGCATTTGTATATGGACCGGAAGGTTCAACAGCAGGTAACACTAAATACACAGGTTCTGCATTCCTAACTTCATACGAAGTAAAGGGCGGCGTAGGAGATATCGTTTCCTACACAGCGCAGTTCCAAGTAACAGGTGCTGTAACACGCGGCACATACGCTTAATAAAAACAACTTAATAACCCAATAACCGAGTCCTAGAGACCCAATCGAAAGAGAGAGTAATCGTGTCCTTAAGAGACCAGATTTTAAATAGCAATGACATTCCTAAAGAACTTGTAAAAGTTAAGGAATGGAATATCGAAATTGAAGTTCGAGGTATGACAGGTGCCGAGCGCACTCGTATCTTGGACCTTGCCCAAGCCGGTGATGGAATGAACCTGCAAATGGTTTACCCAGAAATTGTTATTTCAACAGCGTTCGATGCTGAAACTGGAGAAAAGATTTTCTCCCCTGAAGACCGAACAGCGTTACTCTCAAAGTCTGCAAACGCACTTGATGCACTAGCAACAGTAGGTATGCGACTTTCAGGTTTCTTAGCAGAAACCTCAAATGATTTGGGAAAAGATTCGTCCGAAACGGTTATAGAAGATTCGTCTTCGAATTAGCACAAAGGTTGGGTCGGACTGTCGATGAACTTTTAAACGGCAGTCCGTCCCATAACCCAATCTCTGCAATCGAATTGGCGGAATGGGAAGCGCTAGAACAAGTTCGCGCTTGGGAGTCAGAAGAAGCAAACAGGAGGTGACGCATGGCTGATTACAATATAAAAGGCGAGATGACCCTCGCAACAGGGTCTTTTGTTACCTCGGCTAAACAAGCGTCAGATTCTCTTAATCGTTTAAATACTCAGTCACAAAAAACTGGTGCCGGAATTGACATGCTCGGCGGAGTAATGAAAAAACTTGCCGTTGGTGCATTGGCTACATTTATTGTTAAATTAGGTAGAGATTCAGTTCAAGCCGCACAAACAGCCGGAGCCGCACAAAATCGTTTAAGAATGCTTTTGCTTGCAACAGGCGGAGCAACAGAAGACCAGATTAAAATTCTCAATCAACAGGCCGCGGCCCTTGAACAGATGACCGTTGCATCTAAAGACAACATCACTGTTGTTCAATCTCAGTTAGCAACTTTTGACCTTGGTTCAAAGGCAATTGCAACCATGACCCCTGCAATTCTTGACTATGTAGTTGCTGAAAAGGGCGCTAAAGCAAGTGCGGATGAATACCGTCAGATGACTAACGGTTTAGCGCTCGCTCTCAATGGTCAATTTGGAGCCCTTACTCGAGTTGGTTTCGTTCTTGATGCAAAGACAAAGGCGGATATTAAGTCCGGAACTGAAATGGAACGAGCAGACGCAATTGTTCGAGTTTTAAACTCAACTTATAAAGATTTTGCAAAAACTGCTGGAGATACTGCCGCGGGAGCACAACAAAAATTAGGTGTTCAAATCGCCAACCTAAAGCAAGCCTTTGGTGAAATGCTTTTGCCAACTATTCAAAAAGTTCAAGGCTTCATGGCAAACCAACTTTTGCCAATTATTAGCGGATTGATGGATAAATTTAAAGACGGAACGGCAATTCAAAAGTTCATAACATTTATTGGCTCTTTATTAAAGAATATATTTGATTTTGGTTCTGCTCTTGCTCAAATTGCCGGACCCGTTATTACTGACATTTTAGTTCCTGCTTTCCTATTGGTCGGTGCCGCGATTGTTGGCGTGATTAAAACTCTCGGTAAAGTAGGAACATTCTTAAAAGAGAATCAAGGAATCATGGTTGCAGTGTCAACCGTTATTGCCGGAGCCGCAATGGGCTTCCTTATTTTTAATGCCGCTTTATTTGCACATGCGGCTATTTTAAAAGTTGTTAAAACTGCTCAAATGATTTTTACAGTAGTTCAAACATTAATGACTGGTGGTCAACTTGCTCAAATTGCAAGCACAAACGCATTAGCGGCTTCAATGCTTAGACTCAATGCAGTCATGGCGGCTAACCCTATTGGTTTGATTGTTGCCGCTATTGCAGTTCTTGCCGCTGGATTTGTTGTTGCTTGGAACCACTCAGAAACATTTAGAAAATTTGTTATTGCAGTAGGTAAGGCTGGAGTTATTGCTTTTGGTTACTTGATTGAATGGATAGGCAAAATTGCCGTTGCCATGATTAAGGTTAATTCAGGTCCTCTCCGTCTCTTGCTTAAGGGTCTAGCATTACTTAAAGTCCCGGGTGCCGAGGCGGCATTAAAAGGAATAGAAGGCGCGATTGATAGCGTTGGAACATTTTTTGATAATGCGGCTAAAAGTGTAAAGGGTTATGCAGATAACTTGGATGGTTTGGCAAATAAGAAAATTCAGTTGCCTTCCATGAAAATGCCTAAAATGCCAAAGGCTGAAACTCCAAAAATTGAAATGCCTGATATTAGTGGACTTGACCCCGGCAATACCGAGGCAACGATTGATGAAAAGGCCAGAAAAGCCGCCGCTGAATTAGCGGCTAAAATTGCTGAACTTAAGAGTAAGTTAAAAGATATTGTTGAAGGTTATAACGATTTCATAGTTAATGACTTTGCCGCAGGGTTTGTTGATGGTGCAGAAAAAGCCCGCGACACAATGTTCAAGGGTCTTGACGAACTTAGAAAAGTATTTGACGCACAACAGGCTATTTTTGAAGCGCAAGATAACACTGCTGGACTTGCTAAGGTTAAAGCAGAGTGGGACAAGATTAATTCTTACGTTCGTAGCCGCGTAGCAGAGGCAATGAAAATTGCTCAAGACCTTGAAGATGTAAATAATCAAATTGATGAGGCTAAACAAAAACTTGAAAAATCAATGGCCCTTCGCGCAGAAGGAGCAAATAGTTTTGCTCAAATGCTACGCCGCCCATTTGGACAGCCAAGTGAAATTGATAAGGCTCTCGCTGATGGCGAAACAACAATTGACAACATTATTGGCATGTATGACAAAATGGTTGAGGCTGTTAATAAGCGTTTTGACAACCTTGATTCAGGCGGCGCTCAAAGTGCCTTGCTTGACATGCTTAAAAATGACACACAAAAGTTAATTGACCTCAATGTTAAGCAAAAAGCAATTGTTAAAGAATTAGAAAAATTGCAAAAAGACTATGATGATATTAAGTCAAAACAAACCTCGTTTAGAGAAAGCATCACAAGTAGCATTAAATCATTTGGTTCAGCGCTTGCTGATTTATCAAAGAGTAACGCCGACACAACTATTAAGGTAATTAAGACCGCATCGGGCCTTGTAATTACACAAATGTCGCAAGGCTCAACTGGTGTTGTCGCAATTGTCGATAAATTGAAATCAAGCCTTAAATCTATTCAAGAATTTACTACTAATATCCAAGCGCTATTGGTAAAGGGTTATAACAAAGAATACGTTCGAACACTTCTTGAGGCTGGTCCTGAAGCCGCTGGCGCAACTGCCGCACTTCTTGCTCAAAGTGGTGTCGATACCATGAATACCGTTAACGACCTTTACACACAAATCAACGCTTCTTCGGAACAATTTGGCGCATCAATGTCAACGACGTTTTATGACAATGCTGTATCAATGGCTAAATCTCTTGTAGATGGCGCTGAATCTAAACGTCAAGATATTTTAAATCAAATGAATTTAATTGCTAAGGGTATTCAAGACGCGTTTGCAGGCATGTCAGATGTTGGAACAAAACTTGGCGAAGACCTTATTCAAAGCGCGATTGACAAACTTAATAAAGAAAAAGCCCGCCTAATCAATCTTGCCAATGAGATTGCCGCCGCTGTTGCCGCCGCTATGGCTAATGCCGCCGCGGCTATTGGTGTTGGTGGAGTTACAAGTAGTATTACTTTAAATCCCGGCGGAGGTAGCACTAACGGTAGTGGTGGAGACACAGCATCCGCCGACGCACAAAAAGAACTTGATGATGCTAATGCGGCTCTTGCCGATGCCATGGCTGAACTTGATAAATCAACAATTGATTTGGCTAAGGTTCTTGATGGTTTAACTCCTTCTACTGGAACAAAGGCTGTTAGTGGAACTAAAACTGTTACCGCTAAATCAGGTGACACAGTAAGTGCAATTGCTAAAGCCGCTGGAGCCTCTCTTGCAACGGTTCTCGCTCTTAACCCTAAATTAACTGAAGTAGATAAATATAAAAACGGCAATATGATTTGGGCTGGAACAACAATTAAGGTGCCGACCGCGCCAACTGTTGCACCTTCAACATCTTTTGGAGGTTTCAGCACTGATTCGCAAAACACAGCAAAATACTCAACAACAACTATTGAAAAGGGAGCCTTTAGCATTACAGTTCCTCCTACTACTGCACCAGCAGACTTAGAGCCTGTTATGACAAGAGCCCTATTAAACGCTTTGAGCGCGAGGTAAAAAATGGCAGTAACAACAGTCCTTCCCAACGCAGTTGCATCAGGAACAACTCTTTATTCAATAACAGGTGGTTCAGCGTCTATTCAAGCCGCTTTAAATGATGGCGCAGACGGCACTTTTGTTCAAAAAGCAAACACTGTATTAGGTTCTGCTGACCTTATTATGGACTTTGGAACCTTAACTTTAACTTCCGCTCAACGAGTAAAACAAGTTCGTGTTCGCGCTCGCTGTTCAACTCCAAACGATGCGGGTAAACTCAATGTGTATCTTGGTGCATTAATTTCCCGACAAAATTATTTCTATTCTGGTTTGGCTGTTCGCGGCGCTTATACTTCTGCAACTACTTTTACTGGTCCTTATTACACAGCCGCGCCAGATGGTTCTGAATGGACTCAAACAAATATAAATAACATTCGTGTCAAAGTTGAAGAATATAAAGACACAACTGACCGAGGTAAGTTTTATGAACTTTATGTAGATGTTGACGTTGCGGCTCAACCTTCTGTCGGAACAGTATCAGCGCCCGTAAGCACTGTTTCTACAACTACCCCCGATATTACTTGGACTTATGTAGATGCAACGGATGGTTCAACTCAAGAATATGTAGAAATTAAAGTATTTAGTTCTGCTCAATATAATGCCGCTGGATGGTCTGTTAATACTTCAACTCCTACTTGGACATCAGGTGCGCTTGCTCAAACAGAATTAAACTCAGTTGTTGGAACTCTTTTAGTCCCCGCTACTTATCGTTGTTTTGTTCGAGTTGCTAAAGATATTAACGGAACTGCTTTTTGGTCTGACTGGACTTACTCTGAGTTTAACGTCAGTTATACAACCCAATCGGTCCCAACAATGGTCGTTGCTTGGTCTGCGACTTTAGCGAAAGCATCTTTCGTAAACCAAGGAACTTCTTTAGGGGTAAGTTTTACAAGCCAATATCATCAGATTCAACGCTCAGACAATTCTGGCGTAACTTGGAATTATATTCGTGGTGGAGAAGAAGTTACTCTTAATGCCTCGAATCAAAGCGTTATTGCTGACTATGAAGCCCCTAGAGGTATTACCGCTTACTATCGCTGTCGTGCAGTCGCAGTAGATTCAAACTCTATTGAATATCCTTCCGGATGGTCTGTAACTCAACAGGTTCTTATTACAAATGATTCTACTTGGTGGTTCAAGTGTATTGAAGACCCTACTTTAAACCTTGGTTCAATTCGTGTTCTTAAAGAATTGGATGTTCAAGTGGATGAACCGAATACTATTTTTAGACCTTTAGGTTCTAATTACCCAATTATTGTTGCTGGTCCTTTACAGGGCGAAGACGGCGCATATAACATCAAAACAGTAACAGAAGAAGAATGGGATGCTATTTATCCTCTTGTTGCTCATCAAGGTAAATTACTTGTTCAAGACCCTTTTGGTAATCAAAAATGGATTCGTATTACTGACCGCAAATGGACGGCAGAAAGCCAAAGTGGAAATGTATATCGAGATATCACTCTCAAGTATGTAGAAATTGCTGAGTAATGTATCCGACAAGCGCCGCATTTAAAACAGCAGTTAAAACCGACCACATAGTTATTGCAAAAGCAGAAATATGGTCGGCAGACCGCAGACTGCTTACTCTTAGTATTGATACAGGAAAAGTATCCGTAAATACTAATAATTCCATTCGCCGCACCTGTGAGATTCATTTAACAACAACCAGAGAAACAACCAATCTTGTTCCTGATAACGGTTTTGATTTTTTAGCACCTTTCGGTAATCAACTTCGTCTTTATCGAGGTATTCAATATACAGATGGAACTCAAGAATATGTCCCGCTAGGCGTATTTGTCATTACAGACGTTAAAGTAACAGATACAAATGATGGCGTATCTATGATAATAATGGGTGAAGATAAATCAATTATTGTTTCTCGTAACAAATGGACTTCAACTTATCAAATGGTGAATGGAACTCTTGAAACATCTTTAACCGCTTTGCTACAAAACCGATATGCCGATATTGTGACGGATTTTCCCACGACCAATATCACAATCAATCAAATTGTGTTAGGAGCCGATACAGGGCTAGACCCTTGGAAAGATGCTGTTCATATTGCAAGCCTTGTCGGGTATGACCTTTACTTTGACGTTAAAGGCGTATGCACAATGCGTCAGTTTCCAACTCTTGATGCGGCTTCAGTCGTTGCTACTTACGAAGAAGGAAATGGAACGACAATTACCTCTCTTGATAGAACAATTTCAACAAAAGAAACTTATAACGGTGTGATTTATACAGTTGAAGGTTCTCAAGTAACAACTCCAATTCGCGTTGAGGTTTGGGATGAAGATACAACAAGTCCAACGTATCGCTATGGAGTTTTTGGTTCGGTTCCAACTTTTATTACAACAAGCCTAATTGGAACTTCAGCGGATGCCATTAAAGCGGCAAGCCTTCTACTTAACACTTATATTGGGCGCCAAGAAGAAATCAATTTCACTTCGATAGTTGACCCTTCACTGGATGTTAATGATGTTATTTATTTAAGTAGCGATGGGGCAAAAGTGGACAGGACGGTTATTATCGACTCTATGGATATTCCCTTAGAATATGAAGGTGCATTATCAGTTAAAACGCGTGTAGTTCGAGTCGTTGGCGCTAATGAAATTGTTGCGATTGGAAACGTGTAATGGAACTTGGAACAATTTTAAACAAGATTATTGATAATAACAAAAATATATTTATTCGGTATGGGGTAGTCACTGCTCGAACAAATACAAATACCCGTATTTCTGTTCAGATTTCCGGGGCTACAACCGCTATTACGGGCATTCGTTATTTATCCAGTTATACGCCAACTGTCGCTGATGTAGTGGTCTGTCTTATAAACGATAGTGATTTGATTGTTTTAGGCAAACTAACCTAAGCGTTTCTATAAACCCATATTGCTAAACACTTGTTATCCTTATGACCATGAATTCATTCCTTCAAGCCGCTGGCGCGGTAGGCATTATCGGAGGAGCAATACTGACCTTTCATTTAGTCATTTCAAAGTTTGTATGGAGTCCTGTGAAAAAAGCCCTTATTGAAGAAATAAAGTCTGAATTTGAATGCCGCCTTGAGCCAATCCTCAAATTGGTGTCGCAATTGGAAACCAATGGTGGGTCCCACCTTGCTGATAGAATCATAAGATTGGAAGAACGCCAGTCGGGTGTGGTAACTCGGCTCGATGACCTCTATGATTTAGTTAAGTCGATGAAGGAGACAAAATGAACCCTAAGTTCCAGTCAATGCTTGACTCATACGTTCGTAACCTTGCAGGGCAGGTAGCCGCCGCGGTTGTTCTTGTTGGACAAGGCGCAAGCCCGATGTCATTTACAGCCTCACAATGGGCTGATGTTTCTAATGTTTTGTGGACAACTTTAATCCCCGTTGCACTTCGCTATCTTAATAAGAAAGACCCAGCATTTGGTCTAATTGCAAAGCCTTTACTAGAAGGTGCAAAAAAAGAGACTGCCAAAGCAATCAAAAAAACTGCCAAGAACGCTCCTGCAAAAAAGACTACAAAGGGTAAGTAATTATGCCAATTACAACAACCACCGTAGGAACTTCGACAATCTTCACTCCGACTGAAGTTCTTTACGACCCTACAAATAAGTTGCGCGTAGCGACTCCTGAATCACTTATTGATACAGACTTTGAATACGGCACACAGACAACTAAATGGGAAAACCTTGCCACAGTAAATAACGTGCCGTTTGCTTATCCAAACGCTAACTCAATTCCTAACATTGTTTCAATGCAGTATGTAGCAGGTTCCCGTCAAGTAATTATTACTCTTGGTTCTGGTGTGGCACCAGCAAACGGAACTCCAATTTTTGTTCAAGACTCTTTGCTTACACCTGCCAATGGTAACTTTATTATTGAAACAGGCGGCGGCACTACCGTATTTACTTATAAGGCTCGTTCAACTAACAACACATCATTTACAGCAATTTTTGATGTTAATAAAACACTTGTTTATCAGGCAAGTCTTTATAGCAACGCCGCAATTGCGCCACAAGGTTCTTATATTGTTACAACAAGTAATAAAATTGTAACTGTAACTTGCACAACCCCACATGGTCTTGCAATCGGTAACGAAATTATTGTCACTGGCATTACAGGAACAAATCCACCTAATGGTGCTTATGAAGTTTGCACTATTACTTCACCTAACATTTTTAGTTATGTTGTAGATTACAATGCTGGAGTTCCTTCTGCCTTAACTGTAACAAGCATGAATTTATATGTTCGCCCTTCTGGACAATTCCTTCACCGACCTTTTGATGGTGGAGTTATCTTCTCATCAAACGGTAATTCAAATTATGAAACGGCCGTTCGTCAAACTCGTCGTTATTTCCGTTACCAATCAGGTAAAGGTATTCAGATTTCTTCAGGAACAATTTTAAAACCTAGCCTTCAGGTAGATGCAATTACTGCCGTTGGAACTACTGCAACTGTTTCTACAAAAGAACGCCATAACCTTTGGACAGGCGCTCAAGTTACAATTTCAGGTGTAACAAACGGAGTTGATTATAATGGAACGTTTTCCGTTGCGTCTGTTATTTCTTATAATACATTCACAGTTACTTTGTTAAACACTCCAGCGAATTTAACAGCCCAAGGACCTTTTATTGTTTCTGTTGTTGGTTGGCATGGAGCAATTAATCGTCTTGGATTATTTGATGACCAAAATGGAGTATTTTTTGAGTTTGATGGACAACAGATTTACGCAGTTCGTAGAACTTCTACTTATCAATTACCGGGTCGTTATTCTGTAACGGCAGGTTCAGACCAAGTAACAAGAACTTCTGTTACTTTTCCCACCGCTTCGTTAACACAATTAGTGCCAAATGATTTTGTTGTAATTCGCGGTTCTTCCTACCGCGTTCTTGGTATTACAGACGATAATACATTTACTATTTCACCTTCTTATCGCGGCTCAACTGCAAGCATGGTTCAAGTTACAAGAACTGTTGATACAAAAACTGCTCAATCTTCTTGGAACTTAGATAAGATGGATGGAACTGGCACAAGTGGTTACAATCTTGATTTGTCTAAAATGCAAATGTTTTACATTGACTATACTTGGTATGGCGCTGGTGCAATTCGTTATGGATTCCGCGCAACCGACGGTCAAGTAACTTATTGCCACCGTATTACTAATAACAATGTTAATGCCGAAGCCTATATGCGCTCAGGAAACCTTCCTGCTCGTTATGAAACTTCTATGCAACCACCGTTTAGCCGTCTTGCCGCAACTTTTGGTAGCACAGATGTAACAATGACTGTTGTAAGCACTGCGACGTTTCCTTCCAGTGGTGTTTTATTAGTTCGCGATAATACAAAAACCGAATATGTTACTTACACAGGAAAAACTGCAACTACATTCACTGGTCTTTCTCGTTCAGGAGCAGGAATCCCTGCTGGAGTTTCTTCAACTGTTGCCGCTGGTTCAAACCTTGTAACTATTGCTTCAACAGCAAACTTACGAGTTGGTCAAAAAGTTTATGATTTAACAACTGGTTATATTCCTGAAGGCGGATTTGTTCAATCTATCGTGAGCGCTACTCAATTTCTTTTAAGCGTAGCCGCAACAGGAGCAAACCCAACTTTAACAATTCCTCCTATGGATACAGGCTCACCTTTTGCTTTTACATTTACAGCATTAACAGGCGCGCCTATTCTTGTTGAACTTTCTCAGCCAACTTATGCCCCAACTATTTCTCACTGGGGAACTTCTGTAATTATGGATGGTCGTTTCGATAACGATAAGTCACTTATTTTTACTTACGGACAGACTATTTTTACTAACATCGCCGCTGGTGCAACTAAGGCTCTTATGAGCATTCGTGTAGCACCTTCGGTTGATAGTGGTATTGGTGGTAACTATGGTGTCCGAGAACTGCTTAACCGTATGCAGTTAAAACTTGTTGCACTTGGCGTAACTTGTAAAACTGCGTCATCAAACTATTTGATTACGGCCGTTATTAATGGAACACCTTCTTCATCTACTTCTTGGACAAGTCCAACAGCAGGTTCAGCAACTTTAACAAACTCATCACTTGCTCAGATTGCTGACTATCAGGGTGGTTCAACAACCGTAACTGGTGGCGAAACAACAGGTGGATTCCTTTCAGGTGGAACAGATACTCTTGACCTTTCTAACTTGCGCGACTTAGGTAACGCAATTATGGGTGGTGGTTCATCTTTGGCTAACACTCAGATTTTCCCTGATGGACCAGATGTATTGACATTCTTAGTAACAAACATTTCGGCGGCGGCTATTGATGTAGCAGGTCGTGTTTCATGGACGGAAGCCCAAGCCTAACTCGAAAGAGGTAAGCAAAATAGCAAAACATTTAAAGTTAAAGACCCCCCAAGGTGCAAAACAATGGGGGGTCTTTGTTTTTGTTGCATCGTTGGCATTTTCATTTAATGTTTGCGTTGGAACAATTGACGCTTCGGCTACTTGTGTAACAACGGCTGAAAGTATTGCGACGGCTCAGACGGCACCAGTTGCTTTAAATGAAACCGTTACAGCGACTTCTACTGATGGTCAAACAGTTACTTCAACTCCGGTTATCGTTCAAGATACCTGCGGCGGAGATGACGTTTCTTATCAAGTTGCTTTACCTACAACAATTAATTTTCAAGGAACTGATTACAACGCAGTTTATGCAACAACAAACTCAACTATTACTTTTGGGCGTCAAGATAATGCTTTTGCTAATTACCCAACAGCGCCTTCAATTTCAGTTAATGCTTATGACTGGGTAGTTCTTGACCCTAATAATCCAAATCCATCTAACTCTTATCCTGCCGGATGGAGAGCCCCGGACGAACATTTAATAATTACTTCAAGTCAAGCAGGATTTCAAGTTGATTTAGCAGTTCGTCCTTATGGTCAAAATGCAAGTGCAAATCCTCTTTCAACTATTGTCGTAACCGCCGCAATTAATCCTGATAACACTTTGACTATTACTTATCTTTCAGATGTGCAACAAGGATTGAATACAAGAACAGGTGTTCGCTTGCCTGATGGTCGTGTTGTTACTTTAGAAGAAGCCGGGCTTACAAGAGTTTATATTGCACCCGTTGTTACTGCCGAAGCCGTCGAGCCTGCACCTAGTCCAGCCCCTGCGCCTTCCACTTCTCCGTCAGAATCTCCAAGTCCAAGTCCATCTTCAAATCCTCAACCTTCTCCAACTCCTCAAGAATCTTCCACGCCAACGCCATCTGAATCACCTTCACCGACCCCCACACCAACACCGACGCAAACAGTAGAACCGACACCCACACCCACTCCATTGCCTACTCCTTCCCCATCGCCATCGAACGAGCCCGGTCCAGCGCCATCTCCAACTCCGACACCCGCAATCGAGCCTTCTCCAACTCCGACTCCATCAACAAACCCCGAGCCTTCACCAACACCAACTCCGACCGTAACTCCTGAGCCTGCACCTTCACCATCGCCAACTCCTGTTGTGCCTTCCGTCCCAAATCCATCTCCTACCCCCGTCCCTTCCGTCGAACCGAATCCAGTTGTATTACCTGAGCCAAGTGTTCCTGTTGCTCCGGGGCCTGCTCCTGACCCTGTTCAACCCCCTGCAATAGAACCTGCACCAATTCCTCAGCCTGAGCCGCCTCAAACCGTAGAGCCGCCAATCCCTGTTCCAGTTGAAGAACCTGCTCCTGAACCCGCTCCAAGTCCGGAAGAACCTCCAGTTCCTGTTGAAGAACCTCCGACACCTGTTGACCCTGCTCCGAATCCTGATGATTCACAAACACCTCCGGTTCCCGTAGATGAAAATACTACTCCTCCACCGACCGAAGAACCAGAACCGCCAATAGCGATTCCCGACCCAGAAGATGCAATCGGGGAACCTCCAGCGGTCGAGCCAGAGCCTCCTGCCGTAGAACCCGAACCGCCAATGGTCGAACCCGAGCCTCCAACTCCAGTTGAGTTGCCTCCTGCCGAAGTATTAAGTGATGCCTTAGATGATGGAAACATTTCAGCGGCGGATGCCGAAGCCGTAGTTGATTCTTTAATGGCTGATGGAAAAGTTACTGAAGCCGAAGCAACAGCACTTATTGAAACTTTATCTGATAGCGGTCCTTTAAGTAAGGCTGAAGAAAATCTTATTATTGATGCTTTGTCTGCCGACGGCAAAATTACTCAATCCGAAGTAAACAATCTTTCAGAAACTCTTGCTTCTGACGGAAAATTTACAAACGCAGAAAAAGAACTTGTTGCCGAGGCATTAATTGAATCTGCTCAAGGTCAAGCAGTAACTGCTGAAGCAATTCACGAAGCAGGTATTGATTATGCCGACTTGCCCGAAGCAACACCTGTTGAGGTTAGACAGGATGAAAATGGTAACGAGGTTATAATTAGCGCAGTAGTTGCAGATGCCCTTGAACTCCTCGCGTCCCCAGCCGAGATGTTATCCGCTGTCTTCGAAAGTCCTGCTCAACTTATCTTTGCTCTTGGAAATCTTGGAGCCGATATGTCAGTGGAGGAAAGAGAAGAAGCGACAAAAACTGTTGTAGCCGCCACCATCGTTGGAAACATTGCCGCAACGACTGTCGCCGCAAGCGGAGCAGTTGGAGCCGTAGGTTATAGGAGAAAACCATGAGAGCATTTTTTGTTGATTTGATAGGTCAGTTATTTACCCTGCTTGGAATGTTCATTGCTTGGATTGTTCTTGATGGAACAGCAAAAGGCATTGTGGGATACGCAATTATGTTTGCGGTAGCGGTATGGATTATTACTTATCCAGTTCGCCGGGAAAAAAATGAAGATGAATAAAGCGCCTAGAAAAGAAATCATTGCTCGCGACAAGGTAATTTTGATGCTTGCCATGTTTGTTGGCTTTGCTGTTGTTCTTGCCATTGTTGGTGATTATTACACCGCATACGAAGAAACAAAAATAACAGGCGAAGCCGTTGAAGTATCTAGCGAAGTTATGACACTTGTGCAGACTGCCCTTGGTGGTCTCATTGGAATCATTGGTGGTTACTTTGGTGCCAAAGGAACAGAAAAAGAATGCTCATGTATCAATATCGAATAAAGAAAGTTCTTAAAGTTGTCGATGGTGACACAATTGATGTTGACATTGATTTGGGCTTTAACGTTTCTTATACACAACGAGTTCGTCTTGCCGGAATAGATACTCCAGAAAGCCGCACTACTGACCTTGTTGAAAAAACGCTTGGGTTAGAAGTTAAAGAGTTTCTTAAGCATTCTCTTGAAGGCGTGACAGATATTGTCATTCATACAGAGAAGCCAGATAGCACCGAGAAGTATGGACGCATTCTTGGATGGCTTTATATCAATGGGCAAACAGAATCTTTTAATGAGCAAATGATTAAGGCCGGATACGCATGGACCTACGACGGCGGAACAAAGAAAAAAGATTTTAACGAATTAAAGAAAAAGAGAGGCTTACTTATATGAATAGCATTTTAAACGTATTTATGAGAATTGTGGCAGTTTTTGCCGCCAGCGCCCTTCCAGTAATCGGAGCAGGTTCAGTATTTGGCATGGATGTCCTTTCCTCAATGTTGATGGCTGGTCTCCTAGGTGTATCAACAGTCGTTGAGGCTTTATCGCGAGCCTTCCTTGATGATGGTAAATTAAGCCAAAAGGAAATCAACGATGCGTTTGCAAAGGTTGATAAAAGAAAACCAAAGGAGTAAAAATGACGTTAGATGTCAAGAAGTTGCTCGCTCTATGCGAGGCATCTTTAAATTACACAGAGGGTCCAAATAACGACACCACTTTTGGTAAGTGGTTTGGAATGAACAATCAGCCATGGTGCGCGATGTCGGCCTCAAAGATGTATTTCGATGCGGGCGCGATTGAATCAGTAGCAAACACAAAAAAGGGTTTTGCCTCATGTGACGCTTGGTTGAAGTATTTGACCAAGAACAATCAGACCGTCCCAATCGGACAGGCAAAAGCCGGAGATGTAGTTTTCTTCCAGTTTGATGAGGATGCTCAGGCAGACCACGTTGGAATCGTCAAGGGCCACAATACGGTCCTCAAGGTCCTATACGTTTACGAGGGAAACACTTCAAGCGGTAAGCCGGGAGCCAATCAAACGGCGATGGTTACTATTTGAAGAAACGCGACTATAAGACAATCATGGCGGTCGGTCGCCCAAAGTAGTATTGTAAGAAAAGGAAGCAGGCTTCTACCCCAAGTAAAGAAGCCTGCTTCTATTTTTATTATCTCATTTCCATATTCATTTAAACTAGGAACCCGCTGTAACTATGAATGCTAATAACAAAATGTTATGCGATTTTTGTCAAGAACCTTACGACCCAATCTCAACACGATGGTTGTGTCCACATTGCAAAATGAAAAACAGTTGTTGTGACGGTGCGCCTTGCGACATAAGTTAACCAAAAGTAACCTTTAGTAACCTAAAAGAAAAAGGCCCTCACCTCACGGTTGGGGCCTTCTTCACAACCGGGAATTTAATCCCTACCACGAAGTTGCGAGCGCAATTATGTCAGACCCCTTGTGTAAATTCAATTGGGAGAAGACTTGCATTCTGACTAAACGCAGGTTATGCTCACCAAGTCGAAAGACACTCCAACAACCACGAAAGGAGACAAACAAATGAATCTACGCGAAACCGCTTTGCGACTAGCCGCTATAACAGTTGTAGCAGACGCCGCAAAAGATGCGAAAGACAGACTTCGTGACCAATTTGCAGAACAGTTAAATGCTGTTGGTGCAGACGCCGCGAAAGCCTCGCTCGACGATACGGATATAGCAAAAGTTTCTCTTGTTAGTCCAAAAGCAAGTGCCGCGGTAATGCACGAAACAGCGTTCATTGAGTTCGTTGAAAACATAATGCCTACCGAAATAGTTAAATCAGTGCGCGATAGTTACAAGAAACATTTTCTTGAAAACTGCGTAAGCGTTGATGGTAAAACAATCTACACACCAACTGGTGAAGTGCTTAACTTCATTGCATTTAAAAGCCGTGAATCGTATGTTTCAACACGATTTGCAACTGGCGGACGCGAAGCAATCGCTGAAGCATTTAGAACAGGAAAGATTAATCCTGCTGAATTAATTGACGGAGACCCAGCAGAGATTGAGGCCCCACATGAGTAATCCTGTTCCTATTCAAGAAGCGCTCGCTAAAGTCATGGCTAGTGTTTCATCAGTTAAAAAGAGCGATAGAAACACAGCGCAAAATTTTAACTTCCGCGGAATTGACGCTGTATTAAATGCAGTAGCACCCGCATTGCGTGAGCATGGTGTTGTAGTTATTCCAACAGTTATGAATCACGAATATGCAACAGTTGAAGTGGGGCAACGCCGAACACTCATGGCGCATGTTCTTCTAACTGTTAAATATACGTTCATTGGTCAAGCCGGAGATACATTGGAATGTATTGTTCTCGGTGAAGCGATGGACTCCGGAGACAAGGCAGTTGCAAAAGCGATGTCAGTCGCATTTCGAATCGCACTCTTGCAAGCGCTCGCACTCCCAACAGATGAACCCGACCCGGATTCATATTCGTATGAACGTTCTGAAGCAAAGCCAAACGCAGGCATTGACCAAATCGAAGGTTGGAAAATCCGACTTCAAGATGCAGTTGATGGTGACGTTCTTGAGGTGATTCGCCAAGAAGTTAATAAATACGAAGTTAACGACGCCCTTAAAAAAGAACTAGCCGTTGTTTATACGGCTCGTTTACGGGAACTCCAGACACCAAAGGTGGCGCCTGCTTCCCCAAATTAAAAATATGCTGTAACGTTCGCGACCCGCTAAGAATGGTTTAGCGGGTCGCGTTTGTTTGTGTCCGTTGAGTAGATGATGAGCCGATGGACAGGCGTTAAACTTCCAGCGCGTTTAATCAACGCGTTACCCCGTTAAATGGGTGAGTATTGCTTTGCATTGATGAGAGTAGAGGGTAGCGGTGAGACCATAAACCGCGAGTATGTTTTTTATATCTAAAACGGGTTGCCTAGATATAGTTCAAAGAAAACATACACTTAGCGCAATCGTCTTACTTGTAGTGGGTAAGACCTATCGAAGATGACCGACCGAAAGGTGATGGGAAGTCAGGGATATCCACTAAGGCTATCTCTACTCACTCCCTCGGGTTCAAGGAAATCACCCCCGGGTAAAGTAAACTCCAACCACTAAATCTCAAGGAGGCAAAGATGAGCCTAAAAGGCCCTAAATCAGAATTCCCAGACCGAAGTAAGACCTCCAAGCCAAAACCCCGCAAATCGCCTGCAAAGCGTTCTACGGGTCCTTCTAAAGCGGTTCGTCAGATGGTGTTAGAACGCTCCGGATACAGATGCGAAATCTGCGGAAACAAACTCGGGGAGAATCAGTTTTATTCAATTCACCACCGAATCCCGAGAGGCATGGGTGGCACCGACCGAGAAGATTTAAATTTGGCTTCAAACCTTTTAGCGCTTTGCGGCTCCGGAACAACTGGATGTCATGGATACATTGAATCTAATCGACAAGAGGCTTATGAAAAAGGCTGGATAGTTTTACGAGACCACGATGTTGCAGAAACTCCTGTTGAAATAAGTATCGACCTGCCCGGAATGCCCGCAATCAAAAAATTTGTTTTCTTATCAAATGATGGATGGTATGGAATTGAGGATTGAGCCTTGCACAACTTGTGGCGCGTTTTCAAATGAATCATGTTTAGATGGATGCGGAAGTTTAGTTTCTTATCGAATTGAATATGGCGCTCGCCCGTGGACAACAAACTCCGAACGCGCTGGCAATCGTTGGCAAAGGGCAACAAATGTGAAAGAGTGGCGAGAAGCATTTTTCTATTTAGCAAAAGCACAAAAGATTCCGCAATTGAAATGGGCGACAGTGACAATCGAACCATGGCAGAAAGGGGGCGTGTTTCAAGATGTAGCGGCATGTAATCCGGCGGCTAAAGCGGCTATCGATGGAATAGTTGACGCTAAGATTCTTGAAGACGATTCACCCGAATTTTTAAAAGCAATTACGTTCCTTAGACCACAGCGCGGGAAAAATGCTATGGTTCTCTACCTTCAGGGGGTTATGTTAATGAGAGGCAAAAATGAGTAGCACGATATTAAAATCAGGAGATGACGGATTATTTCAAGTAGGGGTTCTAACTCAGAAAATGAGAGAACACCAGAGGGCTATTTCAGAATTGGCTCAACAAAGAAAGTTAATTGTTGAGGAACTTCGTGATAACTATGGCACCGGAAAAAACAAAATTACTTATAAGCAAATTGGTATTGCCATGGGAACAACCGACCAAAGCGTTTACAAAATCCTTATGCCTCCAAAAGAAAAAACAAGCAAAACTCCTGAAGAACGCATAACAATCCTTGAAGAAAGAATTCAGCGCATTCAAAAGAAAAAAGCCAAAAAGGCTAAACCTACGGAAGAATGAAAATAAAGTTGCAAGGTGAAACAGTAGATGTCGCTTCCCTTGTGCCGTTTCCTAATAATCCAAGAATTGGCGATTTAGGAACAATAAAAGAATCTCTCAGGCGATTAGGTCAATACAGGCCAATTGTTGTTCACAGGGAAACTCGTAGAGTCTTAGCCGGGCATCATGTATGGCAAGCCGCTAAAGATTTAGGTTGGGAAACTATCGCTGTAAGTTGGGTTGATGGTGATGAGACCTATTGCAAGAAAGTTGTTTTAGCCGATAACCGCACAGCCGATTTAGGCAGTTATCAAAATGACATGCTGACAGACCTTTTGCGCTCGCTACCGGATTTAGTTGCAACAGGATATGACGCAATTCCTAGAATGCTTGATAAGGAATTAAGTTTTACTAAACCCGCGCCAAAAGAAACTAAACCCCGAAAGAAAGTTATCTGCGGGATGCACAGATACAAAGTTGACCACTTGGCATGGGAAGTCTGGCACGAAGATATCTTGAAGGAATGCGGGGGACAAAAGACCAAGGTGGCCCGGCAGATAGGAAGCCGCTTAGGCATTGAACTAACCACAAAGGCAAAGACTCGGAAACTTAAATTCTCAACTGAGGCAGAGATTGCTATTCTCGAAACTCAAGAATTGCCAATTGATAGCATTGAACCGTTTTACTTAAATGCTCGAGAAGGCGACGTTGGTGCTATTTGCGAAAGTCTTTCAACATTGGGCCAGTATCGCCCGATTATTGTTAACCGTAGAACTCGTCAAATCCTTGTTGGAAATCACACATGGATGGCGGCTAAAGCATTGGGCTGGACAAAGATTGCAGTCAGTTGGGTGGATGTAGATGAAGAAACTGGAACTCGCATTGTTCTTATTGATAACCGGACTACCGATTTGGCGACGTATGACGAGGCACTTCTTAAAAGCGTTCTTATCTCAGTTCCCGACCTTATTGGAACGGCTTGGGATTATGAAGAAATGAATGACCTTTTCTCGGGATTAACACCAAGAGCAAGAGCCGAGAAAAAAACGCGATTAAAAGTGGGACAATATGTTGTTCCGGTCGAAGCAGAGGTATTGCTTGATTGGATTGAAAAACTACCGCATGGTAAAGAAATTGAACATATAGCGAATTTGCTATGTCTTCCGATATCTGAAATGCCGAACTGAGAGGAAAAGCATGGCAAAGCCCCAAGAAATCGAATTATCAATTCAGCATGTAGCGCTGGACAAGGTAGTTCCTAATCCGTGGAATCCGAACAGACAGAACGAACGTCAGTTTGAAGCCGAAGTTGAATCGATTGCTGATAATGGATTTATCGCGCCAATTCTTGTTCGCAAACTCGGGATGCGATACGAAATCATTGATGGCGAACACCGTTGGAAAGCCCTGCGAAAGATTGCTGAAGATGGCATTGCAGGCAAAGGCAACATTCCATCTCTAGTTGAGAGTTTGACTATCCCGGCGATTGTGCTCACGGTCGATGAGACGCAGGCTAAAAAACTCACCATCATTATGAATGAGACCAGAGGCCGGGCAGACCTTGGAGAACTTACAAAGTTACTTCAGGACCTTGCAACTAATCTCGGGGATGATTTACTTACTGGCCTTCCTTACACACAAAGCCAACTTGAAGAACTTATGAACATGGGCGGAGATGCTCTTGATGAAATGAATAAGAGCATGGATGAAAGCGAGCAAGAAGCCCCTGAAGGATTTAAAGTTATCGCCGTATTAAACGAAGAAGACGAAGCCCGGTGGAAAACTTACATGGCGACACTTCGCGCAGATTTACCTCAAGAGCGCCAAGCGCAAGCCGGAGCCCTTATTGCACACTTAATGAATAAAGCCGGAATCTACTAAGGAGACAGCATGGCAACAGAGCAATTGAAATACTTCCCTGCACCGAAATTCTTAGACCACATTAAATTTGAAACAGAAGACATGATGACAAGAAACCCAAATGATGGGGCGATTGTTAACTACACCGTGGTTATTGAATACTCACCTGATTTGATTTGCGTCGATGGTGATTCACTCAGTAACTATCTTCTCAACTTTGGCGAAGAAGGAATTCACGCAGAGGAGATTGCTCCACTCTTGGTAAACGATTTATTTGATGCACTTGATTGCAATTGGGTAGAGGTAAAGGTAATTGAGAAAAGTAAGTTAATTAAGACATCTATTGCGTCAAAATCGCGCAGTATTGACATGAATGGTGACTTTTCTCCCTCAAAAAGAGACTAAATCACCGTTATTCTTTCATAACCGGAGTAGATTTATCACATGGCAAACGAACCCCGTAAACGAGGACGCAAAGTCGTAGGCATTGACGACCCTCGGGTTAAGCAACTGCTATCGGCATTGCAAGCGGGAAACTTCGTAGAAGACGCGTGTGACTTTGCCGGAATAGGCGTATCAACTGTTTATCGATGGCTCGATAGAGGACTACAAGAATCAGAAACGATTGCATCTGGAGCCAAACCGAACAAACATGAACGGCCTTATTTAGAATTATGGGAGGCTATAAAAAGCGCTCGCGCTGAAGCAAAGGTTCGAAACGTTGCAATTATCCAGAATGCGGCGAAGAACGGAACTTGGCAAGCGGCGGCTTGGTGGTTGGAAAGAACAGCCCCTCAGCAATACGGACGCAGATTAAGCGCAGAGATATCCGGCGAAGATGGCGGAGCAATTAAGGTTGTTACGGTCAACGCATTGGAAGCAAAGATTGCGGCATTGATGGGAGACGTGGATGAGTCAATCGATTCAGAAGTTCCTGACACTGCCAGCGCCTGAAAGAATCCGAATACTCAAGTCACTTGAATTAGAAGAACGTCAACTCTTATCAACTTTCATTGATGAGAAGGTCGATAACAAATATGGCAAATGGCAAGACGACCCAGTTGGATTTGTTCGCGGCGCATTGGAAGAAACCGTATGGTCCAAGCAGAGAGAAATTCTGGAATCAGTTCGCGATAATAAAAGAACTATCGTTCCCGCCTGCCACGCACCGGGTAAATCACACATTGCGGCTCGAGCGATTGCATGGTGGGTTTCAGTTCATCCGGTCGGCACTGCTCAAGTCGTAACAACAGCGACTACTTATCGACAGGTTAGAAACGTTCTATGGCCTCACGTTCGCAGAGTTGCGGCACGTCATAAACTTCCCGGCGAAGTCTTCACAGTTGAATGGAAGATTGGCAACGAAATGGTTGCTTACGGATTCTCGGCAGGTAATCACGATGAGACAGCGGTTCAAGGTGTTCACGCACCTCACTTGCTAGTTGTTGTTGATGAGGCCGGAGGTATCTCACAGACTCTTGGCACCGCTCTTGAATCACTTATGACAGGTGGACACACTCGCCTCTTAGTATTGGGCAACCCACCGACAGACCAAGAAGGCTCATGGTTCGAACGCGCTTGTTCATCTGATTTATACAACGTCATCCCGATTGGCGCTTATGACACACCAAATTTCACAGGAGAAGACGCGGGAACATGTAAATCATGCCCGGCTAACATTCCACCGCATCCGGTCGCTACTCACTTAGTCGATGAGGATTGGGTAAACGATGTAGTTCGCGAATATGGTGAAGATTCAGCATTTGTTGAAGCCCGTGTTCACGCAAGATTTCCGTCAGTGGTTGCTAATAAAGTAATTCCTCTTTCATGGATTGAAGCGAGCGCAGAGCAAGTAGTTGACCCGGGACCAATTCAACTTGGAGTTGATATTGCGGCAGATGGCGGAGATGAATTTGTTATCGCATGGGCAGATGGCATGGCCTGCACTATCCGACATAAATCAAGCGGTAAGGCAAATGCAAATGCAGTCGATGTAGCCGGAGTTATTCTTACTCAGATACTCGCGGCAGAGAAAGTTCACAAAGAAAGACAAATCCCTGAACCTGTTCGCGTAAAGATTGACTCGATTGGTGTTGGCTGGGGAGTTGCATCAGTTCTTAAAACATGGGGAAGTGAACAGCGTCACAATTCTAAGATTGTTGCGGTCAATGTTGCAGAGCGGGCCAGAGACTCAAATCGTTTTTCAAATCAAAGAGCCGAAATGTGGTGGAATGCAAGAAATCTTTTGCAACCTAAGACCGAAGGTATGCAAGATGTCCGATTAGATATTGACCACAGATGCGCGGCTCAAATGACCGGGCCAACTTATGCCAGCGATTCATCCGGCAGAATTAAAATCGAATCAAAAGCAGATATGCGTCGTCGAGGAATTCCTTCACCGGATAGAGCCGAAGCAATTTTGCTATGTCTTTATAATCCTCCGGGTTCAACTTCGTTTGATATGGCTTCACCGATATCTCTTACTCAACCGAATAGTTGGGGCGGACTCGCTTCAAACATTTAGCGTGTCGGTAATTGAAACATTGCATAACCGCAGTTAATCTTTCGTTAACCACGAAAGGAGCAACATGGGAACATTAATAGAACTTCAAGAATGGTGTGCATTGGGAACAGATGCCAGCGGAGTATGGCGAGAACAATTCCTATCAGCACCAAATAAAAAAATTGCAACAAATCATCTAAAAGCCTTGACCAAAAAAAGGCACATGTGTATCGTCCTCGCTATCGCCAAGCGCGATGAACTTACGGAGTAAGAACCTTTCCTTTCTCCGAGGGGCAGGCAGGGGTCACTTTTGGGGAAGAAGTGGCCCCTATCTCCTTTTTGTGAGCCATATCACACCACCTGAGCGTAAATAATCCTAGATTCTTATTCAAATGAACTTGACCTAACACTAAACCCGGGTTTATAATAATGGTGTAGGGAAAGGGGTCGGAAATGAAAAAGGAAATCAGAATCGTCGAAGAAGGCGTTGGAGTCTGGGTCGTTTACAAAGGCCAAGAATGGATTATCAAGTTCTACGACGAAAAGGGAAAGAAGCAGGCACAGCAATTCGTTCAAGATTACTTCGGATTGAAGGAGGTCGCTTAAATGGCACTTGACTACAAAGGTTTCGAATGGGGCAACAGAATCAGTTCTGATTACGAATCAGTTGACAGATTTCTTCACGAAGGAATTGTGATTCCACAAACTCCATCTGTTGGTGATTTACACAGCGCCGCTGAATGGTTAGCGACTTACGCTTCCGAAACAGCAGAAGACGCACAAGGTTGGGCAAACGTAGTTGCGTTCTTAATCTTAACTGCTGAATCTAAGCAAAAGCGTTCTGCGGTCGCTGAAGCAAAGCGCAGGTATGCAAAAGAAAAAGGTTTAAAAGTTTCCCAAGTCCGAATCAAGAAATAAGGAGGAAAAAATGAAAGTTGTTGAATTCAAAGTCAAAAGCATTGCACCTTACGGAAAAGGTTTCCAAGTAAACGCTTTTGTTGACGGAGTAGAAAGCGAATTTACTTACTACGGATACACAAAGAAAAAGGCAGTTGAAGCGGCTCGCCGCCAAGTTGAAGTTGCAGGCCGTTTAGCAAACGAACCATACAAAGGCTAAGGGGGAAATAATGTCAGAACAAACTTACGAAAAGTATCGTCCTTTTGATGAGGACCAACTACTTGCTCAAATTGGTCGCATGAATATCTTCGCTATCTCAGGAGGCCGTGTTCAAATATGGCGCACTGACGATAACAAAGCGGCACGAACAGTCACACTTCCAGTTTCAAATGGATACAGCGTTGAAATCTACTTGGCTTGGGACGACACATACACAGTCACACGTCAGTTCAAGCGCAAGGGTGAATACATCAACAAAGGCACACTAGAAGGAATCTATGCAGAAGAAATCGGCGAAGTTGTTTATCAAGCATCTTGCTTCCGCTCCTACGAATTCGGAAAGAAGGTTACAAAATGACAAATCAAATCGTAGAAACAACCACAGTTAACAAAGAAGACCGCAAAATCACAACTAAATACACAACCGGGACTTATCGGGTCTCAGTGAGCACGACTTATTACGCAAGCCGTAAAAGTTACGTTTCAACAGTTCGCGAATCTCGTCTTGAGTTTCATGGACAGTATGTAACAGAGATTAGCCAATTGAATATCGGGTTCGGAGAAAAGCGTCCAGAAGACGACTATAACGAAACAATTCAAGCGGTCAAGGTGGAGCGCTACAACTTCAAAGACATCCAGAAGTATCACGCGCTCGCAATCGAAGAAGCCACTGATTCATTAATTGTTACTCAGTTGCTTATCAAGGGAAAGACAAACGCAGAAATCCACGGAAAGGCGGCGGCATAAATGGCACTAACAAAGATAGTGGTCCCGGCTGACAAGGTTCAGGTCGGTCATGTAGTTGATAACCGGAACGCTAAAGGCGACCTTGAGGTTCTCAGTGTGAACCCTTGGTCCGACCACGGAAAAGTCACTTACAAGATTGAGATAGGCAGAAATGGTGAGGTCGATTTCGAGGTTGAACTAAATCAGGACAACTCGCTGACTTACACATATTTGACAACTTAATCAAATAAGCAATACACTAAACCCGAGTTAGTAAATACCAACCACGAAGGAGGCATCAAATGACTCAAGGCCTAACAAATCCAATTACGGGTAAAACCTATACATACAAAGGTTTTACACCTCAGCGCCGCATTTCTGATTCATGCGGTTACAACTCACATATAACTTGTTCTCTATCTCCACAAAAACTCATTACAAAATTTGATTTCGAATTCACAAAAGCAACTTGTTGCTTATGTCCATGCCACTTTGAAAGGGAGGTTCAATAATGCCAACTAAAACTGGGTTTATGAAAATCATCTGCACAGAATGCAGAGAAGCATTTCCAATGTATCCGGACCGGGCTTGGTATAACTTCGTTGATTCAAGTTATCGAGATGGTGTTGGGTTCTGCTCACCAAAGTGTTTAGAGGTTTATGCAGTAAAACGTAAATGGACAGTTGAGGAGGCAAAGTAATGGCAAGTAAGAAAAAATGGTTCAACGTTTTATTAGAAACATCAAAAACAATTCGCGTTTATGCCGAAGATGAGTTTGAAGCACAAAATAAAGCCGAAGAAAAATTAGGTCCGTTATGGATGGCAAATCATGTATGGGAGGCTGACAAATGAAAATGGATAAGAAATACGTTTATCGCCGGAGGGCCGTATTTGCAGTCTTGGTCTTCTTGCTCACAGCACTATTCACCTATTCGACCCGGGACGTCTGCTATGTCGGGCTCAATGAGCCGGGGACGACGCTGGGCTATGGGTCCTGCATGGACATGATTGATAACGTCATAAGGGAGGGCCGCTAAAATGACCGCTATTGGCCTCCTAGGGCTCGCAACAGGCATATTTGCCCTCCTCATCTGGGTAATTGACTACGACGCTCGACACGGATGGAAAGATATTCACGACTCTTGTTTAAATGAATTTGACAATTGACTAAACCCGGGTTTACAATAAGAGCGTAAGGCCGGATAGGCAAAAACCACGAAGGAGGCAGTAAATGTCAAAAGTGAAAATCACTTGGAAAGCATTTGGCAATAAGCCAAAGCGAGGTCGCTTTATTAGTTCAGTTGAATTCGAAACTGAATTTGTAATCAACGATGAAAACCGAGACCAATTCTTCAACGTTGTTTATGCACAGACAAACACTTATCAAGGAAATCTTTGGAAAGTGATTGAGCCAAAGTTATCTGCAACTCGCACTCACACAGCGCTTTCAGTAGGCGATGAAATCGAAATCGATGGTCAGGTTTACATCTGCGCTAACTCTGGATTCGAAAAGATTGAAAATGTTGAAATCAAAAAAATCGAAGACACAATTTTCTCAGTAGAAAGAAAAGAGGTGGCGTAATGACTGCTTTTGAAATCACAACAAAAGGCAAGACAGTTACAACAGTTCACAACGAAGCATCTACATGGCTAAGTTTTGATACCGAGGAAAAACCAACCAAGGTTAGTATCTTCGATAAGGAGTATTACTTGAATTGGGTTTCAATCGACACAGTTTGGGATTCAGAATTTGTCCCAGAGCCAATTCTAAAAGTTAGTTACGTCAGCATTCTAAAAAATGGCAAGGCTGGAGAAAAATTCGACAAGAGAGAATTCAGCCTAAGCGATATTGGTAAGTGGATTGTTGGTCAGGATGACGTTTTAAAGAGTGTCTTCCTAAAGCACAACAGAACTATCGAGCAGACAAAGAAAGGAATCGTGGCGGCATGAATCTAATCGAAGCAAAGCAAATAGTTGGAAACCAACCGACATGGGCCTTAAAAAATATGGTCAAGGCTCTCAAGATGTTGCCAGCGCTTAACACAGCCGAAGATTTAATTCGACTAGAAGCGGCAAAGGTAGTTCTAAAGAATCGAAAGGGGTAAGCAAATGAATTTTTACATTTACTACCGATTCAATCGATTTGTGCTAACACGCGTAACCGTTAAGAAGGGGAAAAACAATGGCGAAAACAACTGAAGAACTATTTGCTCAATTGATTAATGAATCGAACGTTGAACTTCACCCGGACCTCCAGCCGTATCTTGAAGATGGCATTCTGGGTCTGCAATTGCGTCACCCGCTTGTTTACGCAGTGCCACTATGGACAAAGGCTCATGCAAATTACATGTATGAGCAAAAGAAAGCGGATTTGGAAAAGGCGATTGCAGAAAAAAAATACAGTCAAATTATTTTCTTGCATGAACGTCCTTATCGCTTAGAAGCGTTTGTTCAAATAACTAAGGAATTGTCAGATGCCAAATACTGGTCGCTACTTGCATCAGTGTGGACCGATACAGAAAACGGATGGCAGAACCTTCCAACATGGCGAGCGCTCTTTTGGTCAAAGCGCCCGGGCCGCGAAAACTTAATGGATGCAGATGAGCGCTTCACACTTCAGAATCTTCCGGAGACAGTTGAAATCTATCGAGGTTGCTTAAACGGAATAAATGAAGATGGAATGTCATGGACACTAAACCGCGATAAAGCAGAATTCTTTGCTAATCGATTTAGCAATGGCGGAATTGTTCTCTCTAAGCAAATAAACAAGAGCGACATAATTGCAGTGTTTAACGGTCGAGGAGAAGCGGAAGTCATTCATGCCTAAATCAAAAAAGAGAAAAGTGAAAATCAAGAAAAGAGAATTTAAAGATATTCACGATTTCATAGAGAACGCAACTGACGACGAATTTGCAAAAGGTCATGCGCGATTGGTGCAACGGAATCAATTGCCCGAGGCTGGATGGCTGGTGCAGGAGCGAATTAGGCTCAGGGGCTATCACCGGATTGGGTAGTTCAAACCCACGCTCAGACATGTGACCTAAATCACACCCTTTACGCTCAACTCTTATTCAAATGAGTTTGACATGATACTAAACCCGGGTTTATACTAGAGCCGTAGGGACAGGGAGTTCCTAGAGCGGAGGTTCAAGATGTTCAAGAAAATCTACGAGGTCGAGTTCAAGGGCCAGCGTCAGAAGTATCAATTCGAAAGCAAGCAACAGGCTCAGGACTTTGCTCAGATTCAAGGCGTGTTTGGCGGTAAGAAATTCAGAATCCAACAAATCATCGTGAAGGTGGAGGTTAAGTAAATGACTCAAGTAATTGAAAAGAAGAAGGCACTTACAAAGTCTCAGTGCAAGGCGATTTATGCCGAAGCCTATGAAGCCGGATTAATTGCCGGAAAAGAAGTTGGCGTTCCAAAGTTTGTAGTCGGTTCTGCAATTGGTCTTAGCGACGCAATTGATTTCAGCAAGAAGACTTACATTCTTGAGGGATTGTGCGGGTTCGCTTGGGTCAACATTTCTCCAGCGCGAGGTGCGTTTGTGAACTGGTTGAAGGTTCAAGGAATCGGTAGCAAGGGTTACTACGGCGGATACGAAATCTGGGTTCGAGAATTCGGACAGAGCGTGGACCGCAAGGCGGCGTTTGCCGGAGCGTTCGCTGAAGTGCTTAACAAATACGGAATCAGCGCTTATGGCGCGAGCCGCTTGGACTAGGGAGGAAATCAAATGACAAAAGTAATCGACGCAAAAGGATTTGAGATTCAAGACTTTGGTTATGGCGTGGTCCTTTACGAAGACATCGCCGGATACGCAGTCGTCAAAGTAGATGGCAAAGTCAAGAAGCGCTTTACAAATAAAAAAGAGAATGCTTGGGCGGATGCTTACAGATTCGCTTCAGATATTTTCTTCGAGAAGCAAAGGGGGGCTTAGAAATGACAACAGCAACAATTGAAAAAGTAATTCCAAAGGTTGGAGACATCCTTTACTCCTCATGGGGTTATGACCAGACAAACATCGAGTTCTTCAAGGTCGTAAAGACCAGCGAATTCTCAGTGTGGATTCAAAAGGTTGGCTCTAAGGTGGTCGAAGTGACCGGGTGGGCTCACCAGAATGTCGTCCCAACAGATTCCTCAACCTATGAGGTCAAGAACTGGGATGCGCCGGGATACACCACAAACGTTTATCCAGTAAGGCGTCACAAAATCCAGCAGTCCTCATATTCAGGATACGGCGTGAGTTTGAACTCTTACGCGGCGGCCTTCTTATGGGACGGTAAGCCAAAGGGCCAAAGTCAGACATGCTAATCAAATGAACTTGACAGTAAACCTAACTTGGGTTTACTGTTCAGTTAAGTAAATCAACCACGAAGGAGAAATAAATATGGCACATGATATCGAAATCGTAAATGGCGTTGGTGCGTTTTATTCATATCGCCAACCCGCATGGCACTCACTGGGAACTATTTGCGAAGATGCAAAGAATGCTCAAGAAGCGCTAGAAATCGCAAAACTAGATTGGACCGTTGACAAGTATCCGATTTTTACAACCGGACCTGATGGCATTCCACTTCAGATTGAAGATAAGTTTGCAACAGGCCGCGTTCACAAAGAACTCGGATTCGGAACTCTTGGCGTCGTTGGTAATTACTACGAGCCCGTCCAAAATATCGACGCTTTCTCATTCTGCGACAACATCGCATTCGAAGGCGGATTCGGATTTGAAACTGCTGGGTCACTAGATGGTGGTCGCCGCACTTTCCTTTCTATGCAAATGCCAGAAGCGGTGCAACTAGCCGGAGGTCGCGACATCGTTAATCTTTATTTGATGATTGTGAACTCACATGATGGAACTTCACCACTAACAGCGGCAGTAACTCCGGTTCGCCCGGTCTGCGCTAACACAGTTAAGTTCGCGCTTGATAAGGCGGTCTCAACTTACAAGGTTCGCCACACAAAGAATGCTCAAGGTAAGGTCGAAGAAGCAAAGGCCGCTCTTGGCATGACATTGAAATACAAGGATGAATTTAACGTTCTTGCTAATCGCTTGATTGATACTGAAATGAGTAAGAGCGAGTTTGTTAATTATGTTCGACAGGTTCTCCCAGTAGCACCTGAAGATAATGATTTGAACAAGCGAACATTTGAAATCTGGAACAACAAGTTTGACGAAATTGTAAAGTTGTGGGATGCACCTACACAGGACAACATTCGCGGAACTGCATGGGCCGGATATAACGCGGTTGTGGAATATGCCGATTGGATTTCAGTAATCCGCGGTAAAGATGAAGCGCAACGTCGAGGACAGCGCATCATTGAAGGCACAAACAATTTGCTGAAGGATAAGGCGCTCGCGCTACTGATTTGATAAGTTGGGGCTCGGGTAACTCCGAGCCCCACTCCACACCACGAAGGAGGAAAAATGGTTCAAGAAACACTGGACTTCTCCCCAAAGCCCGAAATAATTCACTGCCCTTGTTGTATCGCAAATAAGGCCGCTAGGAGGCCCGTAGAAGCGAATGTAGTTCGACTAGGTAAGAACAGTCCAAGGACTTCTAGGGATGCCGCTAAGGGCGCTTTACCCCGCTCCGGCACAAAGCGCTCAAGAGTATTTGACCTCATCGCGG